CTTGTTACACCTTTTATTTTTTGCATAATATCAGCAGGACTTAAAGTTGGAAGACAATTTAAAAACATATGTGTATGGTCTTCATCACATTCTATGGCTATTATATAAATATCCATCTCCTTACATACATATTTTACTAAGTATTTAAATCTATCTTCTACATTGGGAATTAAGAATATTTTTCTCCTATATCTAGGACAAAATATAAAATGATAATTAATTAAACTTACAGTTGTTTTAGTTCTTCTATGTTTATTTTCCATAATTTTATTATACTACTATTTGTGTATGTTATCAATACTTTTATACATATAATTCATTGTACTATCGTACAAGTGCTATCCATCCCTCACCTAAAGGAGTGGGCTTTTCGCACATCTTTCTGTAATTAAATTAAATAATGAGAAAAATAAGATAAAAGATATTTCTGGAAAAACTGGATTAAGTGATACTACCATACGTAATATTATAGGAAAACATGAAAGGGGAGGTTATGATAAAGGATTACGTAATGCCGAACCACATGCTGTTCAACGAAATGGTAAAGTTGAAATATTTGTTCCACTTCTTGAACAAATGAAACCGTATATGCCCAATACTGATTAAAGCAAATAAGCAAATAAATGTAAAAGCCCCTATAATTAATATAGGAGCTTTTTATAATGCCCAAATACTTTCTTTAAGGAAGTGATAATATGAAACTTAGAAATATATTTGAACTAAAACAAAAGAATACAGGAGGCTTATATCCTCAAATAGTACGGATACATGGACAAAATACACCACAATATAGTGATGGTAAGTATAGAATAATAGCTAAAGAAGGATATAGTGAGAATTGGATTATATTTAGGTGTCTGCAAGAAATAATACAAGCTGCAATACAATTAAATTGGGTAGTATGTAAAAAGAATAAAGACGGTAAAAAGGAGACTATACCTAATCATCCTATACAGGCATTAATTGAAAAACCTAATAAATTATATAGCCAAGCAGAATTTATCAAAAGGGCCATAGCATTTTACTATATAGGTGGAGACGCACCAATAGTAAAAATGACAGTTAGAGGTAATATAGCAAAGGAATTATATACATACAGACCAGATAAAACAAGTATGGAGCTTACAGGGGATATAGATATGCCATACAACAACATAAGATATGAGGGACAGAGTGCAAAGGATATAAACCCCGATCAATTTATGTTGTGGAAGAATTTTAATCCTCTTGATGAGTTTGACGGACTAGGCCGAGGAATGCCTGTAGTAAAGCCTATTCTTAAGAATGGTGATTTATTACAAGCTATGGTCGACTGGAATGTGTCTCTGTTACAAAATGGTGGTCAAGTTAGTGGAGTGGTAAGCGTGGCCCCAGGGGAAACATTAACAGATAAACAATTTGAACGCGCTAAAGCTCAATTAAATAATGAATATTCTGGAATAAAAAACGTTGGAAAATGGATGTTATTAGAGGGTGGAGCAACAGCAAATCAAACAGGTGTAAATCCAAAAGACATGAACTGGAGCGAAGGAAAAAATAGTACAATGAGAGATATATGCATAGGACTAGGCGTAGATCCTCTTATAGTGGGATTCAACGAAAGTGCAAGCTATAATAATAAAAACGAAGCTGAAAAAGGATTATATACTAAAACTGTTATTCCTCTTATACAAAATTTAGCCGGACAATTAGGGACATTTTTAGGCTTACAGGATGGAGAATTTTTTGATATAGATTATAGTCATATACCCGTACTACAGGAAGATGTAAAAGAATTAAATGAGAAGCTAAAAGATAAAGGAGCTTCTATAAACGAATTAAGAAATGCCATAGGTCTTCAAGATATAAAGGGTGGAGATGTAGTTGTAAAGGGTAATTATGCTATAAAAGATGGCCAGGTATATCTACCTATGAACATGTTACCTGTTGAATCTACTCCACAAGATACTGCCCAACAGGAAAAAGGCACTAAGTCTTTTATGTATTAGAAAGGAAGGAGGGAGATAATAGAGAAAAGATTAAGAAAAGGCTTGCAAATGCTTATGATAACTATGTAGTGGCTTTAGAAAAGAGCTTTGCAAAAGCTATGGCTAAAATATTATCAGCACAGGGAAAGGCTCTTAAAAAGGCACTCTTAAGCTTACAAGAAAAGAAAGAGGATACTCCGCAAGATGATGAAGAATTAGAAAATGAATCCAATGATATTACAGATAAGATATTTATACTTATAGCGGGATTATTGACACTAGAATATTATTCCAAAACTTTGACACCTATATGGATTGAAGCGGCTAAAAGGGGTATAGACTTCTTTAATCAAATACATATCTCTAAAGAGGAAGATAAAGTTAAGTATGAGGACTTAGAAAAGAACATAACAGACTGGATGAAAGGCTATTCTGAAACACAGATTGGATATATAAACAACACTACCAAAAATCAAGTGCAGCGGATTGTAAAAAATGGTTTAGCTAACAAGGATAACTTGGATAAAATAGCTAATGACTTAGTTCAATATATCGGTAATATAGCTAATAGCAGAAGTAGGAATATTGCTGAAACGGAAATTCATAATGTTTTCTCAAAATCTAATTTCTTAAGTGCTACATATAAAGGATTTAATAATAAGACTTATATGACTGTTGAAGATGAAAGAGTTAGACCAACACATGCTGCAATGGATGGTTTAACGATCAATGTAAGTGAAACTTTTCCGAATGGCGGTATGTATCCTGGAGATCCTAGTTTACCGGCACAAGAACTAATTAACTGTAGATGCTGGCTTACTTATAGCTAAAAAATAGAGCCAATTAAGGCTCTATCCTATTATTTGTGTTTTCTACCAAACCAAAAACCACATATATAATGTATTCGTGCTACTATACTATCTAAATTTACTGTAGCATCATCATATTGATTAAACAATTCCTTTTGTTTTTCACTTAATGTATCTTTAAAATTATTTGCTATATGTTGATATTCTTTTTCTGCTTTCTTATATTCTACATCTCTATTTAATTTCTCATGTAGAGTTTGTATAAACTTTCTATAATTTTTCTCTGCTAATTTCATTCATTCCATCCCCTTATTATTAGTTTCCCCTTGAAAAGAGGGGCTACTTTCCTGCTTTAAAAGGGGAAAGTTTTATATTTTTATTATTTGATTTTCAGATGTCCTTTAAACAGACATCTGAATTTAGAAAATGCATTATGGCTATGCTATTTCTTTATACGCAACAGTAAAGTTTCTTGTTTTACCATTTGATTCTACGGTAATTTTATCGGGATAATTATTTTCTACAAGCCAACTTTTAACTTTCTCTACAACGGAATAAGTATATTTTATTACCGTACCTTGCCATGAACCTGTACTTTCCCATACTTTTTCTTGTTCTTCCTCTAATATTTCTAGCTTATTTATTATAGAATTTACAGCTTGGATGTGAGGTTTACCACTTGTGCTATAAATACCTGTTTCTCTTGCAATCTGCTTGGTATCGTAAAATTTTTCTTCTGTTTTTATTTCCACAGGTATTTCTACCCCTGCCTTAGAATATAGACTTTTAGCTACAAGTAATTTAATGTTACTATTTATTCCCACTGCATCTAACATTGGCGATAGAAGTTCTACCGATTTATTTATATCATGTAAACTTTCAAGTCGATTTATTTCATTTGCATTAGCATTACTAAAACGCTCTTTTATATCCTGCAATTTAAAATACCCTTTTACAAGTTGCCTTTTGAACTTGCCATGATAGTTCATCCTGCATAGGCTTGGTCATCATTAAATATCCGCTCTCTGTAAATACAGGGATGTTCTTTGATGCATTAAGTGCTTGAATTGAAACTTCTTTGCTCCGACTTAAAGTCCGAGCAAACTCACTTTGCTTTTCTAAAATAAAATAATCTTCTTTATCAATCAAATATTTTTTGTTTCTTTCAAATGTTTTTCTTACCTCTTCAGTTTCTCTCCCATGCAATCTTGCAATATCCCATAACGTAACAACTCTTTGCCCATTGTATTCTTTAATTGATATTTCTTCATTGCATATAGTAATTAAATTTTCCATTTTTGTACCTCCTTGCAATTTTATAAGGAGTACAGTATAATAAATATGTTGAGGTACTTATTATACTGTAGCTCCTATAGAGTAATCTAAAGGGGCTTTTACTATGCTTTTTTGTTATTTTTTATCCAATCAATCACCTCCGGTTTTAAAAAAACAAGTTTTCCTGGTTTCGTATCTGAAAAATTATATCCAGGTAGCCCTTCTTTTCTTAATCGATCTATTGTTCTTTCACTACATCTTAAATATTCTGCTAATTCTTTTTTAGTTAAAAATTCTTTTTCATTCATAGTTAAAATCTCCTTTGATTTACCCTACAGTTTGATTATAGGGCATAATTATCCAATTGTCAAGTCATATGATGAAATTATTTTGACTTCTTTCAATTTCTTTTGACATTTCTATAATAACCCAAATTTGTAACGTTGTCAATTAACTTTTTAAACTTTTGTTTAATTTATTACACAATTCAAAATGTTTTGTATATAATATTACACAAATAATGTTAATGCACTTGTTTTGTGTAATATATTGAACTATAATATAAAGTAGAGGTGTTTTATATGCGTGAAACAATACTGCTGATAGTTGTAATTATAGTTTTAATTGTTACTTATATATGTTGGAAATATAACTAAAGGAGGTGTGTTTATTATGATACGTGCCGAAGTTATACCGTATAATAAATTAGACGAACAATTGGAAATTGCATTGAGTTTAAGACAGAAACGCCAAAAGAAACAAATTAAACATTATCACGATCTCGGAAACTGCTTTTTAGTTTACTTGTATAAACCGGACGATAAAATCAGATGGTGAAAATGCGTACATGGCTAGATTGGAATATGGAAGAAGAACCATATTCAGATGAAGAAAAAAATTTAGTAATAGATGAACTTACTAAAGGACTATTTCTTGGAGAGATAAAGAGAAGGATTACTAAAAAAGAACTAAAGGAATGGTTTGCAAATATTGCAATGAACCATTTTGGAGAGTATTGCCCGAATATTACAGGAAGTGACTTGGTAGAGATAGCGAGGGAATTTGGAATGGAGGTGCAAGGGTGAAAAAGATAGTTTCAATTGATATGATAAGCCATAGAGATCCGGGCGAATTTTATGAACATTTAAAGAGAATAATAGGATACTTGCAAAATTCTGATGAAGAAGTTGAAGTTCAATATTCTAATAGCCCTGATGGATTATATTTGGCTTTAATACTTGGAAGAAAAGAAACAATTTAAAAATAATATATTTATCAGGAGGTTGAAAAGTGAAATATTTAGCTATATACACATTAATTTTTACTATAATTTCTATGCTTTTAAATATATTAACTCAGGAAAAAGGATGGAATTTATTAGGAATATTATCGCAGTTACCTATACTTGTGTTTTTCTTATATTACTTGGGGGTGATCTGATGAAGTTTTTAGCGTGTTATACAGTGTTTATTTGCAGTCTTATGTCCACATCAACAGTACTGTTTAGGAAAGAACTACCTATAAAAGAAAAAGTCATAGACTTAATCGCTTATGTTCCTATGCTTATATTCGGACTGGTTTATATAGCATTAAATTGAGGTGAAAAATGAAAGGATTCTTTAAAGCTCTTGTATTTTATGTAGCAATTCTATATTCACAAACATTAGTAATTCAAGGTAAAGAGACACTAAGTTTTGGTATTGCACTCGTTAGTGTACTCATATTAGGAAAATGTTTAGAAAAGAGGTGTGATAAATAAATCTATGGATATAACAAACCATTGTATAAGAAGATATGTAGAAAGAATAAAAGGTATAAATAATTCTATAGAAGTTAAAGAATACATAGCTGTAAATCAAGACCAGATAGAAAAAGAAATAAATAAAATGTTTACTTATGCAGATTTTGTTATAGAAGCCCAAATAGGCGGAGATAAAACAAATAAAAGATTCTACATAAGAGACAACGTTATATTTGTAGTTAATTCAGATGATAAAGTAATAATTACCTTATATAAGATTGATTTTGGGTTTCCAGAAGCCACTAATAGGAAGATAACCAAGGATTTAATAGAAGAAATACATAATTTAGATGAACAATTAGAAGAAAAGAACAAGAGCGTAAGTGAATATGTAGAATCTAAGAAATTGGAGATAGATACCTGGAACAATGAAATAAGTTGTTTAGAGGAAAAAATTAAATGCTTAAAAAGAAAGATAAAAGTCAATGAATGTTCTATAGATGAAAGTGTACAAAGTAATAATGTTATCAGGACACAGTTAAAGGATTATGCAAATAAGCTTTGTAATTCTATTGAATATAAAATGGATCTGAAAGAGTTGAATAAGTAGGTGGATAAATGATTACTAGAGATACTTTAAACAAACGAATTTGTGATGTGGAAAAGGAAGCAACAAATACTCAAACATATAAGGAATTTATAAGAGAAAGTGAAGAAGAGTTTGGATTGCAACATGAAACTGTAGAGTTGTATACAAGCGTTGAATTGCAAGAGTATTTAGGTTTTTTGAATAAATTATGGGATAAGTGAAAGAGGACAGCTATATTATAGGCAGATACACCAGCCCAGGAGAATAACATGGCTTATTTATGTTTGAAATGCTACAAAGTTATAGAAGAAAGAGCAATAAAAAGGGCCAGAAAGATACCTTATGAGAATAAAATAGGACATTATTATGTATGCCCTTATACTAAGTGCCAAGGGGAGGTAGTTTGGATAGATGAACTCATGGTACCTATTATAACTACCCTTAACCAGAAGGGGTATAAAACAAAACATTCATGCTCTGCTCATTCCTATCAAGAAAACCCTAACTGCTACATATTATTTGAAACATATTGTAAATTACAGCACCTACCCAAAGGATTTAATCAGGAAGGAAAAATGATAAGAAAAGTATTTAGAGAGCGGGGAACAAGACTATTTAAGGAAATAAGCAATACTGCTATTGAATTATTAGAATATGCGGGTAGATTACCTGGGAAAGAAGGGGAAAATGAAACTGGTCAAAAAGATAAACAAAAAACTTATGAAACAAATAGCTAATTTTATATTTAATTTTATAAATTTCATAATAGAGTGTTTTATATCAGGTATGTGTATTTCGGTTATTATATCAGGTGGCGTATGTGCTATATTAGAAGATTCCTTTTCGCAAAGAATTAAGTGGTTTCTGTTGGCTGGTATAGCACTGTATATTTTACTGCAGATGGGAATGTCCATAACAACTAGAAGAAAAGGAACTTGTGGTTTGAAAGGTTATTTAAATAAGGAGGAAAGTAGATGAAATATAGAAACAAAGTTACAGGTGATGAAATAGAAGCTCTACACATTTATTCAGGTATATGCGGTAGAGATATATTCGAATTTGCCGGAGGATTAGTAGATACTTTAACGGATAATACTTTTGAAGGTGGATTTGCTACAATAAGTGGACCAGGTTTTGAGATTATAATAATTATGGGCGATTATCTTATGAAAATTGAAAATAAACTATACATATTGCCAGAGAAAGAATTTGAAGAATGTTTTGAAGCTATTAAAAAGGAAAGCAATGATGTGGAAAGCCAAATAAAATTTTATGTAAATAAAAATAATGGTAATATAGTTAGAGCTTTTAAAAACTTAAAAAAACAAAAGCATTATTATTCTGATCCTATTTTGGAATTAGGCAGAGGGCTAATAATGAGCTACAGCTCGTTAGACACAGTCACTAAAATACAATTTAAGAACGATACAGGTATAGGCAATATAAAACCTAATGATTACATAATAAGAGAAGAAAACAATATATATGTACTACCTCAAGAAGTGTTTGAAACTTATTTTGAACCTGCTAAGGAAAAGAACATATTTAATCCGGTAGACAATGTAGTTGTATCTGGCGTAGAAATCAATAAAGAACGTACTGTAAAAGATTTAATACTAGATATGATTATAGAGGAAAAGTCAAATTTGGTACAAACTTTAATTTGGAACTATATTAATAGCAAAATTCAAAATGAAAATCAGAATATTGCAGAGTTTGGAGAATCAGAAACATCCAGATATTCAGAGTTGGTAGAAACAAGAAAATTGATCTCCAATAATTTTTTAGATAGAGCAGAAACAGATTTATTTAAAGTCTTTTGTGCTATCGATATGAAAGGCATTAAACGAGAACTTAAACGTCTTTTAAGACAGCAAGAAGCAAAAGAAGGTGAAAAATAGTGGAGGATAAAAACAAAAAAATAAATGAACAAGCTGAATTTTGTTTAGATATTGCAGAAGGTAAAATAGCTTTAGAAAAAATGAAAGATACTGCTCCTTTAACTGTAGGCATATTGAAAATAATATATAACGAAGCTGTAAAACAAGGATTTAATGTTAACCAAGCTTTTGAGTTCGCTACTAAGTATGTAATTGCAGCTAGTTTTAAAATCTAATTCAAGGAAGAAGGAAAATTAATGTTTAAAATAAAAACAGATAAAACTAAACAAACATATAAGACAGGAAGCTTTTATCAGTATGGGATTCCAACACCTAAAAAGAAGCTTAACAAAGCAATGAGAGAACAAATATTAAAAAAGGGGGAGTACTAAAAATGAAATTATCAACAATTCAAAAAAGAGAAAAATTAAACGGAGTATTTGTTATAGATGAAGTTGGCTCAGGAGGAGCTAATCATGAATATTTAATAGTTTCAGATAAGGGATTACAAATTCCTAAAGAAACAAAAATTCAATTTCAAAAGGGCCCAAGAAAAGAAGAAGGCTCAACCCATGGGGTAATTGATACTGATCTACTGGAAATAGTAAGACATAGACTACAGTGTTTCCAAGCAGGCCCATTTTCATCAAGGGAAAATGCTTGTGCATTGACACATATTGAAGAAGCTTTAATGTGGCTGAATAGACGTGTTGAGGATAGAATTGAAAGAAATGTATTAGGTAAAAACGAGAAATAAATATAAATTACAGAGTTTACCACTGGTAGGCTCTTCTTTTATGCAATTCATGCGTAAATTTTCAATATATGGTAATGTGGTAATAACCGAAAGAAGGTGATTCAATTTGGAACATAAGGGTTTTAAACTAGAAATTAAAGAAATAAATGATCAAGGCGAATTTAAAGGATTACTTTCAACTTATGATTTTATAGATGATGGTGGAGATAGGGTAACCAAGGGTGCTTTTAAAAATTGTTTAGGTGATTCAGGACAAAAAAAAATAAAATTATTATGGCAACATGACACTAAATCTCCGATAGGAACCGGAACAATCTCAGATAGCCCAGATGGATTACTTATAGATGGAAGGTTAAATTTACTTACAACACCTCAAGGATACCCTAAAGTCCCAAAAGCACATGAAGCACATGCTTTGCTAGTAAATAAGGACCTTGATGAACTAAGCATGGGATATGTGACAAAAAACTTTAAATACAGCGTTGAAAATGGTCAAACTGTGAGAGATTTATTAGATGTAAATGTTATGGAAGGCAGTATTGTAACTTTCGCTATGAACTCACAATGTAAAATATCAGAAGCCAAAAATAATTCTGGAGGTGATAATTTGGATACTGAAACAAAAGGTGCAAGTGGATCAACTACATTACCTGTAGCAGATAAAACTGTTAAATGGGATGGAGCGGCAGCAGAGAAGAATATTTTTGATAAATATACAGACGACAAAGGCAACGTCAGTGCAGAAGTTAAGAAAGCTTTCTTTTGGGTTGATACATCTAAACCCAATGAAAAAGGTAGTTATAAACTAGGGTTTGCAGATATTGTTGACGATAAGTTAACAGCTATTCCAACAGGAATAGAAGCGGCTGCAAATGCTATAAGAGGGGCAAGAAATCCTGTAGATATTCCCGCAGAAGACAAAAAGGCAATTGCTAAAAAAATAAATGTATATTTAAAAGCCTTAAAATATACAGAAATAAAAGATGAAGAGATAAAAGAAGATTCCACAGTTTTAGAGCATAAAGAGGATACACAACAATTAGAAGGAAAAGCTTTAGGATTTGCTGATTTATTGAAAGTACAACAGGCCAATGAAATGAGATGGCAGTTACAAGATGCTTTGAATACTTCTTTTAGACAACTAATGAATGACGATAACATGACTATAGAGGATAAATTAGTTCAACTTGAAAGCAATGTAGATGATTTTGCAGCAGCTTACAAAGAAGCTATGAAATTAGTATTACAAGCTAGTGCAAATAATAATGTGGCTAAAAAGCAAATTCAAGAAGTACTGGAAATTAAACAAATTGAAATTGAGACTAAGGCAGGAAAGAAAATAAGTAAGGCTAATACAGATAAGATTAAGAAAGCTATGGACAGTATATCTGATACTTTAACAGCATTAAAAGAAATGGTAGATATGCCAGAGGACGAAGAAGAAACTGAAGATGACCAAAACGATACAAATAAGCAAAAAAAATCAAATGATGTTACAATGGAGTGGAAAAGTGAGGAAGTCCAAGCTTTAGAAGCACTTTTCAAGACAATAGAAGAAAATAAGGAGGCGGTCTAAATGGCAGAAAATAAAACCCCTGTTGAAATGATAGAAGAAATAAACAAAGCTTATAAGTCATTAAAAGATGAACTAGAAAAGAAAAGCGCAGATCCAGCGGCTATTGAGAAAATTCAATCTAGATTAGATGAATTGGAACTTAAATCACAGAGAATAAATACTACACCTAAAGCTATAGAAGAAAAGGGAATGACTAAAGAGGAGATAGAATATAAATCTTCTTTCGATAGCTACGCTAGAAAAGGTGTTGTAGATCAGAATCTTGAAAAAAAGCAGATGGCTAGTGACAGCAATCCAGATGGAGGATATATGGTGCCAAGTGTTATGGCTACCAATATAGTTGAAAGGGTTCGCCAAATGTCCCCTATAAGACAAATAGCTAATGTAGTAACTATATCTAATGCTGGAGAATATAAAATACCAAGAGAAAATACAGATGACTTTGATTCTGGTTGGGTAGGAGAAAGACAAGAAAGACCTTTGACTGCTAATGGTACTTTAGAGATGGTTAAAATTCCATTAAATGAGCAGTATGCACAGCCAGCACTTACTAGAAAGTTAATGATAGACAGTAACTTTAACTGGGAGTCTTATATAAATAGAAAAATAGGTAACAAATTTGCCAGACAAGAAGCTACTGCATTTGTATTAGGAGATGGCGTTAATAAACCACTAGGATTTTTATTTCAGCCTGATACTAAACAAGGTATAGAAGTAGTAACCAAAACCCTTAACTTTGATGGATTGATGGATTTACAAGCAGCATTACTTGAAGAATACTTACCTAATGCAACGTGGTTGCTAAACAGGCTTACTTTAAGAGATGTAAGAAAACTTAAAGATAGCCAGAATAGGTATTTATGGGAACCATCTACACAAGTGGGGCATCCAAATACTATCTTAGGATATGAATATAACCTTGCAGCAGATATGCCTACACCTGGAACAAATGCTTTATCTGTAGCTTTTGGAGATTTTGCACAAGCTTATACTATAGTTGATGGAGCTGGTATGTACGCATTAAGAGATGAATTGACAAGAAAACCTAATATACTTTTCTATACTACTAGAGAAGTTGGCGGCGGTGTAGAAATGCCAGATGCTCTTAAAATTTTAAAACAACAATAGGAGGGATTTAAATGGCAAGCAGAGATTTATTTAGCGAAATAGCGCCAAGACCAAGCGTAGCTGCACAAAGCGTAACAGCTACGCTGACAGGAACAGCAGTTGATACTATCACATATGAAAGCGCAACAGGTGTAATAAATGCTGGGGCAGGACTTACGACAGAAAATAAACTTACGGTTTCTTTGGTAGAAGGAGATGTAAGTGGTACTTTGACAGATGTTGCAGCAGAAGATTATATAACAGGAGGCCCTTTCGATATTACTGCAGCAGGTGTTTATAAAATAGGCTATAGGGGCGTTAAAAGATATGTAGCAATAAAATTAACAGTTGCCGGTACTGTAAATACTCCTGTAAGTGGAAGTATAATCCTAGGACATCCTAGAGTTGGTGCTACAGAATAGGGGTGACAATATGATTAAGTTAGTAGCTTTAGAAGATTTTTACGCAGCAGAAGACGGAATACATACAAGACACTATATAAAAGGGGATAAATTCACAGTAACAAGTAAGGAATTTATGGACTTGTTAATAAAAAAAGGTCATGCAGATGTGCCAAAACTTGAAACTAAAGTTGTAGAACCCAAAGAAACAAAAGCGTCTAAAACACAGGAAGTTAAAGCAGAGACGAAACCTAGTAAATAAGCTAGGTTTTTCTTTTTACCTTAAAATGGAATTAAAGAGAGGTGAAATAGATGGATTTATGTACTTTAGAAGAATTAAAAGATTTTATGGTTATAGCAGATACAGCAGAGCCAAGGGATACCAATTTACAAAAGTATATTTCTGGAATAAGTCAACAAATACAAAAACAAATAGGTAGAAATATATTTGCTAAAGATTATGTAGAAAGATACAAAGGAACAGACACAGCAGAATTGATTTTAAAGAATTTTCCAGTGAATACAATTAATTCAGTGGAATATGTATATGAGAATCAAGTAATAAGAACTTTAGATGATTATGAGTATGATCTAGATGAAGAAGTGGGGGTTTTAACTAAAGATGATGGTTGGCTAATTGAAGGATATTCCATTAGATATATGAGCAATAAAATAGATTTCCCTAGAAGACATATAAGGGTGATTTATAATGCTGGATATGTAGAAATACCCCTAGACCTTAATCTACTTACGATGCAGTATATAAGCGATTTATACACTATGGATAATAGTAGGGGCGGAACACTAAAAAATTACAAGATAGACGACATAGCTATGGAATATCGTGACGAGATTAAACTAAATGAAAGTCAAATGAAAATTATAAATTCATATAAAGGAATGAGGTTTTAATGCCAGTTAAAAAGATAGTAAAACAAGATAACATACCAAGACTAAAGAGTATTTTATCTGAATTAAAGAGTAAAAAAATACAAGTTGGAATTTTTGGAGATGATCCACATGTGTTGTTATATGCTGGCGTAAATGAGTTTGGATGTAATATAACAATTACCCCTAAAATGAGGGTGTGGTTACACGCTAATGGGCTTCATGTAAAGGATAGCACAACAGATATACATATACCAGAAAGAAGCTTTATAAGAAAGACAGCAAACGAAAAAGAAGATGAAATATCTGCATTGCTAAAAACAAACCTAGATTTGCTTCTAACTTTCAGAATGGACATTACTACTTTTTTCAATAAATTAGGTGAAAAATTAGTGGAGATTACAAAACAAACTGTACAGGATACATATTCTCCTGAAAACCATCCATTTACCCTTCAAAGAAAAGAAGGAACGCACCCACTGATAGATTCTTCAACTATGCTTAACTCTATAACTTTTAAGATTGTTTAAAGGAAGTGATTTAATGAGTACTATATCTCCAGATGATTTAATTTTAGATGAATTTAAAAAGGATTTAGTAGCAGTTATAGAGACAAGTGTATTAGATAGAAGCACTGGAGAGTGGATAAAAACTTCTGAAGATGTTAATTTTGTTGGGGCAATTTTGCCAACTACTCTTAGGGACTTAAGCCAGCTACAAATACTTTCGGGCGGGCAAGTATCTGTAGATATAAAAAAACTATACACTGAATATCCTTCTACATTTAAAAATGAAACTGTTATAAAAGATGGGGATATTAAATATCAAATATACACTATTAAGGACTATGGTATAGCAAGTAATCTAAGACGTTATTACATAAAAAGATTAGAACCTGTAAACGGAGGTGGTAGTTAAATGGTAGATATAAACGCTATTTGGAACACATTTATAAATGGATTGAATACTCAATACCCTTCTTATACATATCTAAAGGCTAATTTAAAAGGACCATTACCTCCATACCCCTATGTAACTATTAATTGCCTTACTCCTTACAAAAAAGATATGGATATTGTAGGAGGCACCAAGATAAGACAAACGGTGAATAACAAAGTTCAAGTAATATCAACAGAACAGCCTAAAATGATTTTTAGTTTTATGGTATATTCGGACAATCTTTCTCAATGTTTACAAGTTTTAAGAGATACCCTTGATTGGATAAAAACTACAAATCAGCAATATCTTAGAAAACGTGGTATCGTAGTTGTAGACGTAGGAAACGTAGGAGATAGGTCGGTTTTCTTAGAAGTAGATTACCAATATTGTTGGGGGAGCGACATAACCATAAGAGTATTTGATAGTGTCACTACCGAAATTAACCCTATCAGTAGCGTTGAAATTACAGGGAATGACAATGAATTAATAGATATATAAGGAACTTCAAATAGTTGCTAAATAGTTATACAAAATTGGACATTTAATATTTTGTATAATAATTATTTGATGTTTTCAAGCCTAAGTGAATGTAGTGGATTGAAAAATCTATAGTATGATGAACTACGATTGTAGAAAAGTTAAAGATGTACCCTTAAATGTATTCTTCAGTTTAAGGCTCTACAAATATTGAGGATGACCGACTACTATTGTCCTGTAGTCAAACACCAAAAATATATATACTTTCTACTGTCATTGGCAAGAAGAAAATTTCCACAAAAGTGAGGTTTATCAGAAATGATAAAAAATAATAATTATAGTTTTGTTATTGATAATAAAGGTAATAAACTAAGTCCATGTAAAACAAATAAAGCATGGTATTTAATTAGAAAAAGTAGAGCAATACAAGTTAATAAATATCCTATGATTATTCAATTAAAAAAAGAAATAAAGGATAAAAAAGATGAATCAGAATTTGTTAGTGGAATAGATGATGGATCTGCCCATGTAGGTATTAGTGTAATTCAAAAATGTAAAACTAAAAATAAAGTAATATTTAAAGGAACGATTGAACAACGTCAAGATGTTAAGCACTTAATGGATGTTCGTAGAGGTTATAGACGTTATAAGAGATACCATAAAAGATATAGAAAAGCTAGATTCAATAATCGTTCAAATAGTAAAAGAAAAAATAGGATTGCTCCAAGTATTAAACAAAAGAAAGATGCTACTTTAAGAGTTATTAATAGATTAAATAAATATATCAATATAACAGAATATCATTTGGAAGATGTTGCAATAGATATAAGAGCATTAACAGAAGGTAAAAAACTATATAGATGGCAGTATCAAAAATCTAACAGGCTAGATGAAAACATAAGAAAAGCAGTTATATTAAGAGATGATTGTAAATGTCAAGAATGTGGTAAATCTAATTATATTTTAGAAGTACATCATATCGTTCCTAAAAGATTACATGGAAGTAATAATATTGGTAATCTTATAACTTTATGTAGTAAATGTCATCAAAAGACAGAAGGAAAAGAAGAATTATTTATTAAACATTATCAGGATATGATACAAGGAAAAAATATAAGATTTGATTATGCTCAACATGTAATGCAAGGAAAAATATATCTTAGAAACGAATTAAGTAAATTAGATAAATTAATATTAACAACAGGTGGAGATACAGCGAATAAAAGAATTCAATGGGATATAGAAAAGACACATAGTAATGATTCATTAGTTATAAATGATTTAAAAATTAATAGTAAAGATTGTAATATAAAAGATTGGATAATAAAACCAATGAGAAGAAAAAATAAAGGTAATATAGATGAATGTTTAGGATTTAAACATAGAGATTTGGTAAAATGCACAAAGAAAAATGGTGAAAGTTATATAGGATATATTACAGCATTATATCCTCAAAAGAAACAATGTAATATAACAACGTTAGAAGGAAAAATATTAAAAAGATATGGAATTAAATCTTGTAAATTATTATGGAGATTTAATAAAATATATTGGTTTTAAAAACTTAGAAAATAAAAATAAATAGGAAGGAGAGGTTAAGTTTGTCTAAGTTTTCTTAACCAGGTATTTAAATGGATATAACAGTAAATATTTCTGATGCTGTTCCAGTTGTGAGCCAATCTGGTTTTGGATTACCTTTGATATTTTGCACAACAGCAGCACATGATTATGAGGAATATGATATAAGCGAAGATATACTTTCTGTAGCAGCAGATTTTGCAAGTAATACAGAAACGTATAAAATAGCCAATACAATAGCAGGACAAAGCCCAAGACCACAGAAATTAGCTATATTTGGAGTGGATTTATCTGCAAGCGTGCAGAAAGCAACAGATTTAGTGTCCGCATTAAACACATTAATTGTTACTAATGGTGATTGGTACAGGTTACTACTAGAGGATAAAACTGAACCACTTATAGCAGCAGCCAGTGAATGGGCAGAAACTAACGGAAAATCTTTCTATACAACATTTGGAAATATTACTTTTGCTACAGATTTTTCAATTAGAGCAAAAACTAATCTGTTCTATAAGGAAAATACTGATAGAGTAGATGCGGCAGCAGTAGGATATGCAACAACCAGAATACCTGGAACGTACATATTTAAGTTTAGAAATCTAAATGGTATTACTGCAGACGCACTTACACCGTCAGAACTTTTGACAATAAGAAGTAAAAAGATGAACGCATATGTTAGCAAGTTTGGAAATGTAGATTTAGCTACTAATCAACTCGACGAAGGATTTGCAGCCAACGGGAAGCCAATTGACTATGAAGAAAGTAAAGATTGGGTTAAATATAGAATTACTCAAGAAATTGCTAGACTTCTGATGAATACACCCAAACTGGGGGCAGACGATGCGGGAATTGCAAGTATTGTAACTGCGGTAACAACCGCCTTAGATGATGCAACAGCAAATACTATTATACGTAGAGGCCCAAATAAAAAAGGGTTATATACTATTTCCTACCTAACAGCAGATAACTTGCCAGAAGCAGATATAGTTGCAGGAAGAATCTCAGGAATTTCTTTTAAATATGCGTATTTGTTTGGAATAAAAGAAGTTGCTGTAAGTGGTTCAGTTGTAGTCAATCTATAGGAAGGAGTTTTATGGATGAAAGTTTTTGATTTTGATAAAGTTAATATGATTTTAACTAACGCCGAAGGAGAACAAGCCATATTAAGTGGGTTTGCAAATGGATCCACAATAGAGGCAGAATATAAAAATGATGCATTTACAGCACATATAGGAGCAAAGGGAATGAATGACGCTGCATATGCAAAAAACAACGATCATTCTGGCACTGTAAAATGCACAATTATGAACACAAGTGAATCTAACAAGGTTCTTATGGATTTCTATAATTCCTCTAGTACATTTTCTTTACAGATTGTAGATGGAAATGATTTAGGCAAGAGTGAAGTATCTGGAGAAGAATGTGTTGTAGAGAAACCGGCAACTTGGAGCCGAGGGGCTGAAATCGAAGGGCAAGAATGGACAATAGGTGTGCTTAATCTCGTAATAAATTATAGTTAAAAAAAGGATGGTGTAGTGGATGATTAATGAAACTATAGATATAGAGTTAAAAGTGTTAGACGAAAATGAAAAAGAAACTACAAAAACATTGAAGGTAACGTTACAGGAAGTTTCCCCTTTTAAAACAGCGGATATATTTGCAGAAAACATAACAGGAAACGGTAAGATAAGAAAATCTGGCGGCTTTATAAAAGATTGTATGAATGTAGTAATAATGTCTCCTAAAAACCTAGTAGAAGAAATAGAAAAAGCAGAAAATGCCTTTGAGGTAATCGGACAGTTAGCAAATGAGGTGCAAGAATTTATAAACAGCCCCAGGCTCTACAAACTTAAAAGACAAGAATTATTACAGAAAAAGAGCAATGAAGAATCTAGTACTGTGGGAGAGGATTCTGCACAACCTGACACTAACGGAAGCGAAACAGTTAACAACGGATGATTATTATACCCTTATCGCAACAAATGAAATATTACTTGAAAAACAAAAAAATAAAAAAAAATAAAAGCAGGTTTAAGACTTTTTACCTGCTTTTATTGCGTTTTTTTCTAATATTTTTAGCATTTCCCATGGTTCAATCTCAAATATTTGGGATAATTTTCTTATTTTGCGAATTGTAAGACTGTCTATATGACCATGTTCTATGCGAGATATGTAGCTTTGGCTAGCATGTATCCATTCTCCTAATTTCTTTTGAGTAAATCCACGCTTTTTTCTTAATTCTTTCACGTTTTCCCCCTATAGATATTATCGGTTTTTAATTATGTCGAATAATGTTTTAAAATACAATATTAAAATTTTGGAAATTGCGAAAAAATTGTAAAAAGTATTCATGACAGTAATGTTTTTGGTGCTATACTATTTAGTGAAAGGGAGTGATGCCAATGGCTACAAAAGAATTAAATACAGAGGAATTATTTAATGAATTATTGGAGAAAAATATAATAGAAAGGAGGTTGAAAAATGATAAAATATACCAAGACAATTTAGTTAAATTGGATTTTTCTTTTTATTTACTAAAGAGATATATACCGAAACATAAAATAAATGTATTACTGATGTATGAAGAATTGTCGGAAAATATAAATTTAACAGAAAAGCATGAAATATTTAAAGAAGGAGTTAGACAAGCAGGTTTTAGATAACCTGCTTTATTTTTATATAAAATGTTTTATATATTACACAAATTGCTTAAATTCTTGTGTAATATATGATATAATTGTATTGTATTCTATACACAGAGAGGATTTTAACATGGAGGAACGATGTGACTATAACTTAGAACTTTTAGGAAAAAGAGATAACGTAAGTATCAATAAATTAGCTGAAGTTAATTTGCCCTTAGTTAAATCTATATCTAAGAAGTTTCTGAATAGAGGATATGAATATGAAGATATATTTCAAATAGGCTGTGTAGGACTTGTTAAGGCTATAAATAAATTTGATTTTTCCTTTGGTGTAGCTTTTTCTGCATATGCAGTTCCTATGATTACAGGAGAAATAAAAAGATTTCTAAGAGATGATGGTATTGTGAGAATACCTAGACCTATAAAGGCAGCTTACATCAAGGTTCGTTATGCCTATAGTGAATTATACAATAAATATAGCAGAAAACCAACTACAGAAGAGTTATCTACTTATTTAAATATATCCAAGGATATTGTAGAAGAAGTAACTAAAATGAACTTGAAAGCTATACCTGATTCTCTAAACAGAATAATCCACGATCCTCAAAAGTCTGGAACCGATATTACTGTATGTGATAAAGTTACAAGTAATTTCAATTTAGAGGATACAACTATACAAAAGATAGATTTAGAGACTGCTATAAATAAATTGCCAATATTACAGAAAAGAATAGTTTTATACCGTATGCAAGATTACACTCAAACTAAAATAGCTGAAATACTTAACATAAACCAGGTTGCAGTATCAAGGATAGAAAAGAAAGCTTACATAGAATTAAAAAGAATATTAACAGGAGGGAATATGAGCAAGAGAGAAGAAGCGATAAAAATGTTTAAGAAAGGGGATGGATTAAATGAAGTGACCAAAAAACTTGGCATAACTAAGAGTTCTGCTATGACATATAAGACTTACTACAACAGAGAAACAGGAAAATCCAAACATACAACCTCTAAGAAGTTAGATGCCTTTAAAATGTTTTCTCAAAAGTTTAAGTGCAAAGTTATTGCAGAAAAATTAAATCTTACAGCAGCAACAGTACAAGGATATCAAACGGAGTTTTTCAAACTAAAAGATATTGTATTTAAAGCTTTAGATAATAATAAAACAGAAGAAATGATATCTAAGGAATTTAAAATAGATATAAGTATCATAAAAAATCTAAGGCATGAATGGGCTACTACACCACTCAAAGAAGAAAATATAGTAACTACAGGAATAAAGGAAGCAGATGAAGTTGAGAAGAAAACAAAACAAACTTCTATAGCCAACCCAAAACCTACTAAAGAAGCTGAACAAACTATAAAACAAGAAATAAAAGAATTTAAGGAGGATGGAGAATTGAAAACAGATATATTAAAAATAACTACATTAAAAGGAAAGGTAATGAAATATGACTTGGAGGATGGCAATATAAAAATCACTAATGCAGGAGAAGAGGTTATAAAAGTGCCTAGCGATCAATTAGATGGTCTTATAGAAGAATTACAGGCTTTGAAAGAGGTGATTTAAGTATGGATAAATTACAACCCATGGAATTTGATGATCAAAGAATACTTACCTCAAAACAATTAGCAGAAATATATGAAACAACAGAAGGAAACATATCAAATAATTTTAATAATAACAAAAATCATTTTAAAGAAGGCAAACATTATTATTTTCTTAAAGGCGAACAATTAAAGCAATTTTTGCAATCCTATGAAATAGGAGTACAAAATCCATCGAAAGTAAGAAGCCTTTATGTCTGGACAGAGCGTGGAGCAGATAGACATTGCAAAATACTTGATACTGACAAAGCCTGGGAGCAATTTGACAATTTGGAGGAAACTTATTTTAGGAATAAAGAATATGGTTGGCAGCCACCTAAATTAGAACGTGGTTCAGAAAGCTTAGATACTGTAAATAGAACGATGGAGTTAGTTATAGATCAGCTCAATAAAGTAAGTGTATCAGAAGAATCAAAGGTTTTAGTAATGAAAACTTTACTCAAAAAAGCTGGAGTAGATTTACCTATAGATGTACAATCAAAAGAAAAATTTTATGATAGCTTACAAATAGCAAAAGAATTAGGAGTTTATAGTGGTAGTGGTAAACCTCATGGGCAAGCTATAAAGGCTATAATAAACAGGTTAGAATTGGATGAAACTGAACAAAAGCAAGTATGGGAAACCAATGGTTCATGGCAAGGAACGGTTATAAAATATACTAATACAGTAGTGCCAAAAGTTAAAGATTGGCTTATAGAAAATAATTATCCTGAAAAGATAACGGTAAAAATAGCTAACAATAAAACAAAAAATTTTACTGTAGTTTATAAAAACGCGGCATAGTTAAAATAGAAATCATAAGTTTTCCCTTTAATTTCGGGAAACCCCTATTTTAAAGGGGAAACATTAAAAAGGGGATGGAATGAATGAATTATTTGGATAGAAAATATGACAAATTTTTAAATGAAAAATCACACGAGGTATTAAAGAAAAATGAAAATTATATAAATGCTGAACAAAAGGCTGACGAATTAAATAAAGAATTGAATAAAGCGCTAAAAAACATTTCAGAAATTATAAGGAAGTATGATGATGCACTTACTGAAATAGGTTGTGTTATGTCAGAAGAGTATTATAAACAGGGGTTTAAACGTAAGTAAAATAATAATAAGTTCGCTCGGCTTTTAGTTCAGAGCGAACTTACCTCCTAAAAATTTATGAAAGATGTGATGCGATGATTACAGTTAGAAAATAGATAAATAAGAGTATAAGTTAAGTTTTGGAACATAAAAAACAAACCCTTGTTGAAATATCAAGGGTTTGTTCTATCTATATCTTTAATTATTTAATGTAAGCGTAGCATTGTGTAATTTCATGTATTGCCCATCCTGTATGGTTATATATTTATCTCCAGTGAAATTATCATTAGATATTATCCCGTCTAGTGTATGCCTACTACCAGAAGTTATTTCAATGTACCCATTACTAGGAGAATTTATTTTATATTCGCCTGCCTGAATATCCGTTCCAACTTTATACATTCCGTCTGATAAAGTACCACTTGAAGTATCAATCTTAGGAGCTTTATCTAAAGGATATATTTTAGCGTTTTTTACAGTTAAATATTCAGTATCATTTACAGTAACATAGGTTCTATTAGCTATATTTTCATTGCTTATTATGCTATCAAAAGTTCCTGTACTATCTTTAGTTATTTGCATATATCCTTGTTCAGAGTTATTTGTGATTATTACATATTCACCCGCCGATAAATCAGTTCCTACTTTGTACATACCTTCTTTTATAGAGCCATCATCCACAACTGCGTTTGAAGGAGATATATCATCAGTGTTATTGACACTGGTAGTATTATCTGTGGTTTTTTCAATGTCGGTAGGTGTTTGAGATACAGTTGATTTTGTATTCGTATTTGTGTTTTTTTTGTTGCTTGTATTCGTTGTTATAACTGCCATCATTATAACGATAAATGCTATTGTAAGTGCTACTATTATTCCTTTCCTTTCTTTTTTTGCGTTAAAAGGTTTAATATTATCAGAGTAAACTAATGCCATTAATTGACTATATTTTTTTTCAGATAATAAGCCACTACTAAATATCATTTCTATTTTATTCTCTTTATATTTTAATGTTATAGTAATTGTTTTCCCCATACTTTTATCTAAATAATGATGTTTTATCTCAATAATATCATTTATATTGATCCTGAATTTTTCCATCAAAGTATTTCTACTTAAAAATATGATTTCATTATCATTTCTTGTAATTAAAGCTGAAAAACTTTTATGATAGCCCGGATAACCTCCTTCGTAAAACAGAGCAACCTTATTTATATTGTTATTGTTCATATTTTTATTTTTCTCTCCTTTAATTTCATTATATATAACTGTGTTATCTTCGCTATTTCTATTAAATTGAACATTATCATCAGAAGAATATTTCTCCATTAAAATAAGAATTTTTTGATATATCTTATTCCAATGTACTACAATATACGGAATTATAACAAAGAATACAGTTAATCTAATAAATTCAGCAGTAAAGCTTAATCCTGAATTTTCACTTCCAATAGTCCCAGATATGATTAAAAAATAAAACAAATAAAGAACAGACGTTATTATCCTAGGTATTACACGATATCTTTTGTTTTTCCACATCAAAATTATTCCAATTGGCGATAATGTTCCAAACATGATCCACATGAACAAATCTTTATCATAGAATCGTTCTTTTTCCAATATAATCCCCCCTTATTTATTTCATTATAGCATGTTTTGCCTGAAATTCTACAATTCGGCAGAAAAATTATATCTGTAATAAAATGGGAATAAGGAGGTGTATTAAATGTCTTTACAGGATCTTGCTTATGAGATTAGTTATAACACAAATGAAAGCGGATTAATGAAATCTGTAGAATTGATAAACAGTTTAGACGCATCTTTGGATGGCATGGTAAAAAAAGTTGATTCAATCGCAAATGCTTTCAGCAAATTTAATACACCTATTAATAACTTAGGCAAGTCTACAAGCGATCTTAACGTAGACAATTTAAGTAATTCTTTGAAAAACGCAACAAGCAATGCAACAGAATTAAATGCTTCTACAGAACGGCAGCAGAGACTTACGGAGATGGTAAATAAATATGCAGATGAATACAACTCTAAAATAGATGAAAGTTCTAAGTTGGCGGAGCAGTTAAACAATAGAACTGCCAATTTAAGTGCGCCAGTTGAAAAAATGGTGGCAGAACAACAAAGGTTAAATCAAGAAATTTTTGAGGGTGTAGAGAATGAAAATAAGTTTGCTAGCGTCCTAAATAAAGTGCAAGAAGGCATGAGCAAAGGAGCTGCTAAAGCTAACGAATTTAGTAGTTCTTTAAGCGGGCTTAGGAGTATTTCATCCGGAATGAGCGGTGTATTAGGGGCTTTGGGCTTTATTGGAGTTGGATATACAGCTGTGGCCGGAATTAAAGAAGCTACAACTGCCTTTATGGACTTCCAACAACAAATGGCTGGAGTACATGCTACATTAGGGGAAGTTACAAATAAGGATTTAACGAAATTAGGTAATAAGGCTATTGAGGTTAGTAACAAGTATGCAATCTCATCAAAAGAGATTGCGGCTGGGGAAGAGAATTTGGCCTCTGCGGGCTTTGATGCAAAACAAGTAATGGATTCGTTGGAAGCATCCACGTTATTATCGGTGGCTGGAAATATAAAAATGCAAGAATCTACTTTGGATATTGCAGCAGCTATAAGAAATTTTAATATGGAAACTTCACAAGCCGCACATGTGGCGGATATTTACGCTAAAGCAGCGGCTGACACTTCAGCAGCAATGCCTGATATGGCATTTGCAATGAAATATATTGCACCTGTAGCTAATCAAGCCGGATGGTCTATTGAAAGTACTGCAGCGGCAGTGGGAGTGCTTGCAAATGCTGGAATAAAAAGCACTTCTGCTGGTACAGGGTTAAGAAGGATGTTTACCAGACTAATAAACCCAACAGATAAAGCAGCAGAAAAAATGAAAGAATTAGGGTTTGAAGCTATAGACCCTACTACACATAAGATAAAAGATATAGGAACATTAATTCAAGACTTGCAAGGGTCTATGAAAGGTTTGGATTCAGCTTCTAAAGGAGCAGCACTATCTTTAATTTTTGGAGTTGAAGGATTAACTCCTATGTCTGCATTAATGAATAGCAGTAAAGATGAAATAGATAAATTAACCAAAAGTTTTCAAGATAGTGATGGGGCAGCTCAAAAAATGGCTGACACAATGAATGATACTGTGGCCGGCTCATTGGGGTTATTTAAAACGAACATTGAAAATGCATTTATAACCGATATAGATAAATCGCCATTAGGAAAATCCTTAAGAACTTTTATAGATGATTTGAATAAAAACTTACCTGATATAACCAATAATATAGCATGGATTTTAAATACAATGGTAGATGTAGGAAGTACCATTAAAAAAAATTGGGGAGGGATAGCCTCTATTATATTTGGTGTAGCGGGTGCATTTATAATATTAAAAGGTGCTATGGCTGTAGGCGATTTAGTTAAGACCGTCGGAGCATTAGGAAACCTTGGTTCTGTGTTAAAGTTTGCAGGAGGAGTAGGACTTCTGGCAGCGGGTTTTATGGAACTTAAACAAGGTAATACCGGATTAGGTTCTTTATTAATGGGTACAGGTGCAGGATTAATGGCAGTTAGTCTCGGTTTTGGAGCGTTGTCAGGTTTGGGTATTGGCGCCATTGTAACGGGCTTTATACAACTTAAACAAGGAAACACTGGATTAGGATCATTGCTTATGGGTACAGGGTTAGGCCTTTTAGCGTTAGCTGGTGGGTTAGCGTTAGTTCAATTATTTGCCTTACCGGTAACGTGGCCTATTTATCTTATTGCAGGAGCGGTGGCAGTTCTGGCCGCAGGGTTAATATATCTCCATGAAAAATTTGGAAGCCTATCAGCTGCATGGGCTGCAATTTGGGGAAGTATAAAGCAAACCGCCATTGATGGAGTAAATGTTGTAATAGAAAAGATAAACGGATTAATAACCAAAATAAATGGGGTTATAACCACCATAGATAAAATTCCGGGAATAAATATCCCAACCATAAAAGCTTTAGAATATGTTGGGGATAAAAAGAAGGAGACTAAAGGGAAAAACTTAGATAAGGCAACAGGTCTTCCAGCAGCGGCTAACGGGATGGTAAACAGCCCGGGCGGGGTAACATTAGTTGGAGAAAAAGGTCCTGAATTAGTAAACCTTCCTAAAGGTGCAGATGTAACGACAGCTTCAAAGACAAATAAAATGTTAAGTGGTAGCTTTGCACAAATGGGTACCGGAACATTAGGGGCAAGTGCAGAGTTAAATAGTTCTGCAGAGAAAGTTATTGCAGATAATCAAAAAATAATAACCGGTTATGTGGACCAACATAAATTATATGGGCGTGACAGTGTAGAAAACTTTTCAGTGGCTTTATTGCAAAATGAATCCCTAAGCACAAACGCAACGTCTACACTTTCTACAGACAATAAGAACATAATGAATAACCTATCCTTATCAGGATATACATATGGCTCTGGCGTGGTTAACAATTTAGCTCAAGGAGTACAGGCGAATGAAGGTAACTTAACAACTGTGGTACAAACACTTACAGATAAGGTTATAGAAACATTTAAAAGTGGTTTTGGAATACATTCACCAAGTACAGTCATGTATTCAATGGGTAGCAATTTGTTACGGGGACTTGTAAATGGAATGACTTCAAAAGATATGGGAAGTTTTATTCAGAACTGGATTGGTAGTATGACAGGTGCGGCTGGAGGTGCCATGAGCGGAAGTGTAACTAGCTGGCTGGCAACAGCTATGGCTATAACAGGAACGCCTATGAGTTTCTTACCACTTCTCCAAAATATCGCAATGCATGAATCTGGTGGAAATCCTAATAGTATAAATCTATGGGATTCCAACGCCGCCGCAGGGCATCCATCTAAGGGACTTATGCAGATGATAGATGAAACTTTCAACCGTTGGGCGCTTCCAGGAATGAATGATATATGGAACCCTATCCATAATGCAGTATCCTCCATAAGGTATATGATAGGCAGATATGGAAGTATAGCAAATGTACCCGGAATTCGTTCACAATTAGCTGGTGGAGCATACGTGGGCTATGAGGAGGGAACAAGAAACGCTACCCCCGGTGTACATCTTGTGGGAGAAAAAGGGCCAGAACTTGTTTGGATGAAAGGCGGCGAAACGGTAACACCTAATGATAAAATAAGCATTGCTTCTCAAACTCCATATGCAACTAGCAATAATGTTTCAACACAATTAAGCCCTAGCGTTATAATACATATTCATGAATCCAAAGATCCAAGAGCTACCGCGGATGAAGTCTTAAGGGTTTTAAAGAAACATTTTGGGCCATTATTTGACGATAAAATGGCAGATCTAAAAATTCAAATGGGGCTTAGTTAGGAGGTGCGTTATGGCTGATTTTACTACAGATCTTTTAAAAAACTTAAGCATTATAACTAAAGAAGTAGCTGAAAAAGCAAAATCACTTGTAAGCCAGAAAGCTAGGTTTAAAGATGTAGTCTTTACGGTTGTGGAAGAAGAAACCTATACATATTCTAATGACGTAACAGACAAACCCCTTGAAGATGGTTCTGTTATAACGGATCACTTTCAGAATAAGCCGATTACAATACATTTATCTGGAATTATAACAGGTAAAGGGAATTATCCCCAACAGCAATTAGATTTATTAAGAAGATATTGTATCCAAGGTGTGGTAGATCAATATTATGGTATCCAAACATTATGGAATTTTATAATTACAAATTTTGAAAATAAACATACAGCAGATGTTGCCGACGGGTGCGCTTTTGAAATGGATTTACAACAGGTTTTGACAGCCAAAAGAGAAGTTGTCAATATTCTAACTTCCGATATAAGTATACCTGATATAGAAGCTATAAAAACTCAACTAAGTTCTAATGATACAAGTAATGCAGAAGTTGTAAGAACTCGTGTAATTGCACCAACTAGGACTAACAAACAAGCCAAAGAGGTTTTAGATGCAAGTAATCAAGCTATTTCGAATCAAATTAAAGCTATGTATTAAGGAGCTGAATTATATGGGAATAATTAATATAAATAAATATTTAATACCTTATAGCTTTACGATTAAACTTAGCGGTTCTACATATACAGTCTCCATTAAATACAATGTTCTATTTGATTTTTTTACAGCTTCTTTGAGTTTAGGAGATAAGACCTTGGTTGAAAACGAAAAACTTGTTTTAGGACAATTCCTTTTTAGAGAGCAAGGCGAGGACATGGAACATAATATAAATTCTGATTTTCCACAAGAATTATTATATGTGGGAAGCGAAGACATTTCAATAGAGCGTGTAACATGGGACAATTTTGGGGATACAGTGTTTCTGTATTACGTTGAACGAAGTGAGGTGGCATAATGTCTATCTCATTTGGAAGAAAAGCAGAAATTATAGTCGCAGGAAGAAATTTCATATTTCCACAGTTATATCTTGAATTTAATGTAAAATTTGATGCCGACAGCGTTCCAGATGAATTTACAGTTGATCTTTATAATTTGGCAGACGATACTATGGAAGTCATACAACGAAGCCAAGGTATCACGATAAACGCTGGATATGGTGAAGATATGGGAACTTTAACGCAAGGTATTGTAACAACTGTAAGTTCTGAAAAATCTGGAATGGATAGAATTTTCCATATAAAGGGATTGAATATAACAAGTCAATATTTAAAAGTAAAATTAAACAAGAGCTATGCAGAAAATACAACAGCTACTTTTATTATGAAAGACCTTGCCAATTCGCTAGGAATTAAATTCGACATACTTTCTGTAAAGCAAGATGTAATTTATCCTCGTGGATACTATGCGAGTGGAACTTTTCAGGATATAATTTCTGATCTTGTGGATGATTGTAATAGTTTATTTATAGTAAGTGGAGCAAGTCTTGTAGTTATACCTGGATGGTCTGGATATACGTATGGATATTTAATAGATGCTGAACATGGACTTATAAGTGTAGAGGATATAGATAGAAATGATACACCTGCTAAGTATAAAGTTAAATGTCTTTTAACTCATGGTATACAAGCCTATACATTTTTAGATTTAAGATCGGAGAAAGTGAGTGGGCGTATGTTAGTAGCCGAGGGGCAACACTCTCTTAGTGGGAGTGATTTTATAACAGAATGTGAGGTAATTCCTATATGAACAGGAGTATTGATTTTTTTAAAACTATAGGAAAACAGATGATGAAAGATTTAAATGTAATGATGATAGCACAAATACAATCCTATAATCCTTCTAATAACACGGCCACAGTAGTTCCTTTACATACAGAACCAAATACCAATGAAGTGTATAATCCAATCCCCAACATACCAATAGGGTTTTTCTCCATAGGCGGATATTCAATAAAAGTGCAGCCTAAAAACGGGGATATAATCTTATTGATATTTTGTGATTATGACATGGATAATATTTCTATAGATGGTCAAACAAAAGATGCTAAAACAACAAGAACACATAGTTTGCAGGATGCCATAGTATTACCACTATCAATTAATTTTTTAAATAATACTTTTAGTGCTACACAAGATTTAATTATTCAGAAAGATGGTACAAGTGCATATGCAAAGTTAACTCAAGACGGAAATTGGGTCTTGAATGGCAATAGTATAAAACTTGGTGAAAACGCAAATAAGAGAGTGCTTGTAGAAGATTCAGAGGGTTATACAAGTTCAAGTAAAGTTTATGCAGAATAAGGAGGTGAATGTATGCTTTCTGTGATGATTCAAAACGGAGACATTGTTATAAAAGATAAATTGTTACAGACTGTAAATGAGGAAGTTCAAAAAAAACAAAGGACTGCAGGACTGCTGCAAATTGTAAAAGGTGAGCTTTTCTATAATGCTAATATGGGATTAGATTATTCTGAAATATTGGAAATAAATGAAAAGGGAATAGATGATGGCAGAAAAAAGATTGCCGTTGCAAAAGCTCTTGAGTATGATGACAACATAGAAAAAATAATAGCTGTGAATATAACTCAAGAAGGTGAAAACAGCGGCAATCAAGCAATTGATGTAGAATTAAGTTATACAGACGGTTCAATAGCTACGGTAGGAGGTGTTATCATTGGATAAGTTGGCTAGTGGGTATGGAATAACAACAACGGGATATAACAAAAGAGATTTTAATTCCATAGTGGGTTATATGTCAACAAGTTTAAAAAGTTCTGATAAATTTGGGGCAAATGTGGACTTCACAGACAAAGATCCTTTATATCATCTCTCTGTACCTATTATGGAACTTTTGGCCGAAATATGGGAAGTGGCAGAACAGACATTTTATATACCTAATCCTAAATACGCAGAAGGTACCCCTTTAGGATATGCAGGTAAATATATAGGTATAAGTAGAAAACAAGCCACGAAAGCATCTGGCGTAGTCAGATTTACAGGTACATCAGGAACAATAATAAGTACTGATTTTCAAGTAAAAACGGATATGGATATATTGTTTATTACAACAGAGAATAAAATAATACCCTCGATTGGATATGTAGATATAAATATAGTTGCTGTAAATGCTGGAGCTAATGGAAATGTAAGTTCAAATACAATAACTAAAATAGTTTCTCCTTTAATTGGTCTTAATTCAGTAACAAACCTAAATGAAACTACAGGAGGACAAGATGAAGAAAGTGATACTAATTTTAGAACCAGGTATGCAAACAGTACATCTAGTGGAAGCGGTTCAACAACGGATGCGATAAGGGCTAATGTCTTAAAAGTAACAGCGGTTACAGATTGCATTGTAAAACAAAACAAAACAGATTCTACGGTAGATGGTATTCCTCCACATTCAATATATGTTCTTGTGAATGGTGGAGACAACACAGCCATAGCACAAGCTATATTAGAAAAATCTCCAGGAGGAATTGATACATACGGATCTATTACGGTAGATGTAGTGGATTCTCAAGGAATAACACAACATATTAGTTTCTCAAGACCATCACAGGTTGATATATGGATTAGAGTAGATGTTACAACAAATAGTAGTTTTCCGGCAGACGGAGATACACAAATTCAAAATGAAGTCTTGTCTTATATCGGAGGTATTGGGGTTGGAGAAAGTGTAAAAATCTATAAAATAAATGCAGCCATAACAAGCCTGAATTTAAATGGTATAGATGATATGACTATTACTCTAAGTACAGATGGCGTAACATATGAACCGAATAATATAGTGATGGATTCAGATAAAATTGCAATAACAGAGTTAGCCAAGATTGAGGTGGTTTAATATGTCTCAAACTACAGATAGAATGATTTCTTTGCTTCCATATTATTTAAGAAATGGAAGTAATATTAAAAAATACTTTTCAGCACTTGCGGAACTATTTGATGAATTAATAGAGGCTTTCATACAGATACAACAAAGCCGAGATATAGATCAAAGCGAATGGTATGGATTAGATGTTATCGGGAGTATAGTAGGAGAAAGCCGGAACGGATTAAGTGATTCCGATTATAGAAAAATCCTAAAAACAAAAATAATTTCAAATAGATCAGATGGTAGCATAGAGGTATTAAATGATTTTGGAAGATTAATTTTAGGGCAGTTTTATAATGGTGTAATTAAAAGTTCTAATCCAGCAGAATTAATTTTAAGATATACATATCCTTTAATTGAAAATCCAGAAGAATATCTATCAAAAGCTACAGCGGCAGGAATAAATATAATAACAGAATTAGATATACAAGTTCCAGTTTGCGGAACATTTTCATTAGGCACTATACCGTTTGCCAAAACTTTAGTTTCATCATAAGGAGGGTAAAATGAAAACCTTAAGGTATGCAGATAGACAAATTCAAGCAGACAAATTCGTAAAAACGCAAGATTCTATAATCGGATATATAAATGATATTGAAAGTATAAGAATACATCCTTTAAGTTCTTCCTTTACTTATACCGTATACAACGAAAATGGAACCATAGGAGTTTTTGATGATGATGTAGGAATAAATAGTTCTGCCACGGATTTATTAAAGCTCATTTATGTAATGATGAAAGAAATTAACACATTGCAAACAGATGTAACGAACTTGCAACAGGAAGTGGCAAATTTAACACAAAGCTAGGAGGAATTTAGTATGAGTATAAAAGATATGTTTGATGAATATATAAATGAGGGAAAATTAAGTAAGGCAACACTTTTAGATATGTTGGAACAAATAAAAGCTAGGAATACAACAGATGTTGTTATAATCACAGATGATGAATATAATTCAATTAAGGCAAGAATAGAACAATTATCAAGTTAGGAGGGATAATGTGGCTAAAAAAATTGTGTTTAGTGATCGAGTTGCCCAATATCCTAGCAGATATTCGGTAGGTGATCTTGGGGGTGGATTGTACTCAATTGAAGCTAGTCCTGGAACTATCTCAACAGAAGGTACAGCAATTTCAGCAAGCAATTTAAATGCAATGGCAGACGAGGTCATATTTAAATTAAAAGATACAAGTTCTAGTACAACCACATATACTACAAGTCTAACAGGATTAAGTACATACTATGAAGGATTAACAATATTATTTAAGCCCACAAATACCAATACAGGGGCAAGCACAATTAATATAAGCGGTATTGGAGCTGTATCTATAAAAAAGACTAACAACAGTGGTACTATAGTTGATCTGGCAATCAACGATTTAATAAAAAATAAATACTACACAATGACATACGACGGAACAGAATTTCTTATGAATAATCCTAGTGCAGACTTAGCACAAGTAATAACAGATATACAAAATGTAGAGGATAGATTGGATACAGACGAAACAAATATTGCTAATTTAAAGAAAGAAACAATTAAACTTGCAGTTTTAACAGGAAGTAACAACGCATATGGAGCAACAATATCAACGGTAACAAGTTATACAACTGGATTAAATATAGATATTATACCTAATGTAGCAAATACAGGGGCGTGTACATTAAATGTAAATGGACTGGGTGCTAAAAATTTAACTTATAACGGAGTTGCTTTAACAAATGGTTTTCTACAAGCTAATAAAATATACAGAACTATCTATAATGGGATGAGTTTTGAAATACAACCGTCATCTTCCTTTACCCCCACAAACAATGGGCTTGTACAAACAAATTTAATAGCAGAACAAGCCTCAAAGTTACAGACACCTAGAACAATATCTTTAACAGGAGATGCCACAGGAAGTACTCCTTTTGATGGTTCTGCTAATAAGAGTATAACTGTAGTATTAGCTAACAGTGGAGCAACAGCAGGAACTTACACGAAACTTACGATAGATGCGAAAGGCAGGGTTATTTCTGCAACTAATTTAAGTGCTGCGGACATACCTAATCTTGATTGGAGTAAGATAGCATCTGGGAAACCAACTACATTAGCAGGGTACGGAGTAACAGATGCAGTAAGTAAATATATTATATTACCTTCTGGAACAGACCTAAATACAGTCGTTACATCTGGTTTTTATGGACTTGATGCTACGTCACCTAATTATACTAATTTACCCCCAAATTCAAATGTTAGTTATGGACAATTAATTGTATCTCGTGGTTCAGATACTGTATTTCAAATTATCACAGGGTATAACAACAATGAATATTATATGAGACAAGGGGCTAAAGGAGGAGGCACCGATACAAATTTTACAACTTGGCAACCTTGGAGAAGGATTTGGCATGACGGTAATTTTGATCCTGATACTAAAACAAAAAGATTTATTTTGACAGGACAGCTTCAGAATAATAGTTATGTAAAATCCGTAATAGCATTATGTGAATTGACAAACACGAACCCAAATTTTAATTCTTATAGTTCTGGGATAATCAGTTTTCATAGATTTGATGGAACAACAGGGGGAGAAATAAATTCTTTATATGTAGGCGCTGAAAAGAAATATAACACATCAATTATGAATTATTTTGGTTTAGGATTAGGAAAAAATATAGAAAATTTACGTCCATGCACTTTCACATATAATGGGAAAAAATACGGGGGTGTTGAATTTTATTTCGCAGCACAACAATCAGAAACTATAGAATTTAACGGTTCTTCTAATTTTGGTATATTCGGTTTAGATTATTATAATACGAATACATCTACAGTGTTAAATCAAGAGATATATGATTCTTTAGAATTTGATACTACAGTAAATAAATTGCCTAATCTAGTGTATAACAATGAAAAAGTCATCACGCACGAAGAACAAGGTGGAATAAATTTATTATCTAATGGAAGTTTTGATAATGGATTAAATTCATGGACTAAAAATAATACTGCAACATTATCTATAATTTCAGATGAAAAATTCAGTAAGTGTTGTAAAATAGTTACTTCCGTTCAAGGCGGCGGTATTTATAATAGCTCTCCTAGTGCTATTAAAAATGACGCAGGAACTTATGTCTATTCTGCGTGGTTAAAAGCAGATGCCCCTTTGACGATAGCTTTTGGCTTGGATAATAATCGACAAACTATAACTCTTACTACAGAATGGACGAGATATTATTTTATTCAAAATAAAAATCCTGGAGCAAATAATATATTATCAATTTTTAGTTGGGACACCAGTGGAAGTACAGTAACTTTTTATGTAGCAAATGCCCAAGTGGAAACTGGTACAATGATAACAGATTGGAAACCTTCTGTTGAAGATAATAAGACTTATTCAGATAATAAAATTTTAAGTTTAGGTACAACTACCAATTCGGGTAATGCTTATACCTTAACAGCTCCAACAGGGTTCACTTTACAAGATGGGCAATTAATTGTAATGAAATTTAATGCTGCAAGTTCAGGAGCTATTACTATAAATGTGGGTGGTACTGGTGCCAAATCTGTTAAAGACTATTTTGGAAACTCTATTACGAATGTAAGGGCAAATTTACCAGCTAATTTAGTATACGAAAGCACCTCGGATTCTTTTATATTGTTGGGTAAAGGAGGTGGTGGAGATGCAACGGAACCTCAATTATTAATTGGTAAAAAAGCTACTGTAGATACCGGACCTATAGTTGGAACAATGCCTAATAATGGTTCTGTTGGAGGAACTATTACAACAGAAGGAGAAAGTATTACAATCCCCTTAGGATATACTACTGGCGGTACTGTTACAGCAAACTACAAAGAAAAACAAGATATATTTAATTATTTAGTCAATATACCTTCAGGAACAGATTACAATCAATTAACTCCATTGGGATTTACCAAAGGAGAAGGCATGTGGTTTATGCAAGGTACAGATACATCCGGAACAGCCATATTATTAAATTCAAGTGGCAGCGTTGTAAGTACACTTACTATAGGTGGTGCAGGAATGTTTTTTCATGCATCCAAAAACTATATAATGAGACAAACATATCCTGCGCAGAATATAGAAATAACCAATAAATCAGGAACGGTTATAACAACAATATCGACTACTTATTATGGAACAGGACTTTTGGGATGTATAAATGAATATCATAGTTTAATTTTCTTTATCCACTCTGCTACTTGCGATATTTATAATTTAAGTGGAACATTACTTTATAGCGTTACAGTTCCTAATATTAGCACTGGTTATAGTGCTAATTTATTAATACCTTGTAAAGGTGGAGCAATATTACTATTTGATAATGGTGAAAATACTTCTATATCTACGATTTCCACTGTAGGTACTGTTACTACACGAACCCTCACTAAAACCGATAGTAAAGAAAATAAAGTATATGGCGTGCTATTAAATGCATTAATTTAGGAAGGTGAGAAGTAAATGAAATATATAAAAATAAATAATTTTTGGAATCAATTTAATCAACCAGATTATAAAGGGTTAGATATAGATAAATTTATAGCCGGAAGTCAAAGGTGCAATTTATTTATAACATACTCTGTATGTGCAACAAATGAGGAATTAACATCATTACTAATAGATGTAGAAGAAATTACAGAAGAACAATATAAAATAGAGACTCAAAATATACAGAATATAAATCAACAGCCTAGTCAAAATGAAGTTTTAGCCCAAACCGTAGCAAATTTAACTCTCCAAAATGCAGATCTGGCAAGCCAGGTCGAAACACTAAGTCAAACAATTGCACAAATGCAATTAGGATAAGAAAGGATGATATAAATGAGTAAATATTTTAATTTTTGGAGCATGGTTTATAAGAATAGTTGGGTAAATTTAGATATGGTAAAACAGGCAACAAGTAAAAGTATTATAACTACAGATGAATTTAAAACCATAACCGGCCAGGATTATACAGAATAGACCATAAGGCAAAATAGGAGCTAGAGATAGCTTTACATACTTAGGGTTATGAATTTCTTCATAGCTCTTTTATTTTTCTAAATCTGCAATATATACGGAATTAAAATTGAATGTGCGTGGGTGCAAATGTGTTTAGAAACTAATTTTTTAAGATATTCAGATACATCTATAACTACTTTGGATATGCACAATTACGCTGGTCTAGGTGCTATAGATGGAAACGGAAGAAGAGAAGCATTAAGTTTTAATACAGAGGATGAAGGTGTTAAATGTCATATTCAACATTTATATGCTTATTGTAGTACTAATCCTATACCTGGTAATGAAACATTGATAGATCCAAGATTTCAACTTGTTACGAGAGGAATCGCTCCCAATATTGAAAACTTGGGTAATGGTAACTGGGCAAGCGATAAAGAATATGCAAGTAAATTAATAAATTTATTAAATCAATTATTAAATGTAAAACAAGGAGGGGAATCTATGGTAATAACTTATGATTTTGGACATGGTTGTGGTGCAGATAGAGGGGCAGAAGGTTATTTGAATGAAGAGGCAATAGTTAGAGAATACGGAGCCAATGCAGTATCAAAACTCAAAACATTAGGACATACATTATATGATTGTACACCGCCAGCAAGTTTAAATTTAACCTTAGCACAAAGTTTAGCTTATAGAGTTAATAAAGCTAATTCTTATAATTCACAATTGCATCTATGCTTTCATGTCAACGCCTTTAAAACAGATGTGGCTACAGGTTGCGAGGTTGAATATGCCAGTGCCGCAGGACAGGCTTATGCAGAAAGGGTATCATCTGAAATTTCTACAGCTTTGGGACTAACAAATAGAGGTGCAAAACGTCAAGGTGATTTATATGTGCTTAAATACACGAGCATGGTCGCAATCTTGATTGAACCTTTTTTCTGTGATACCAAAGCAGACTGTGACAAATACAACGCTGAAAAATTAGCTACTGCAATAGTGAAAGGAATCACTGGAATAGATACTTCAACGCAGAGCAATTCAGCTACTCAACCAATAGTACAAACAGCTCCAACCTATGAGGAAACTGTACCTACAGGGTCAAATATTTGGCAGATACCAGGGACGCCTTTTTATATTGAAAAAAGAACTGACGGAGATATGGCTATTCACTTAGATAGAGGGAATTATTTCGTTATTCGTAAAGGCGGAGCGCCAGAGGTATATTGGAATAATAACCAAGGAGCAGGTGGATCTAAAAGATTATTTTAATTATAAAAAATATTAGGAGGCAAATATGGGAAATCAATTGATAAACATAATATTAAATGGAGTTTTAAGTATTCTTGGAGCGTTAGCTTCTTATGCTGTTACTGTGGGGATAGCTTATCTTAAAAAGAAAAAAGAATCTCTTGTTAAACAAATAGGGGTAGAACAATATAATAAATGCTATAACATTGCAAAAGATGTTTATTATATTGTAGAACAGCAATTTAAGTTTATTCCACAAGCAGGAGAACAAAAAAAGAAGGAATTTGATAATCTCTTAATTAAAAAAATTCCTGGTATATCACAAGAAGAAATTAATCATTTTAGAGAAGCTATTTGTGGGAAAATCAATACAGAACTTAAAGATTCTAAACTTGCAGCGCCGGTTTTTAATTCCGAAACCGATAGTGCAGATGCCCAGAATATTATACAACAAGATGCTCAAACAACAGAACCTACAGAGAGTTAATTTACATATTTTAGAATTTATGCAATAAAAGTAAAAAGGCATTACAATTAAATAAGAAAATCTAAGGAGGTAAAAATATGGGAAATAAAAACAAATATTTCATAGCTTTAATAATCATAATTGCTATCCTCCTTGGATTGATAATAGGACAAAGTATCTCCGATTATAAAAATAAGTCTGTAAATCAAAGTCAGAATGTTAATATTAACACTTCCACTACACCTGATATACCTAAAATAAACTTAAATACAGCTACACAAAGGGAATTAGAAAGCTTAGACGGTATTGGAAAAGTAAAGGCACTTAAAATCATAGAAAATAGGCCTTATACAAATGTTTCACAATTATTAAATGTAATAGGAGAAACAACATATTCAAAAACAGAGGATCAAGTGGAGGTGAAATAAATGAATTTAAGCTATGATTTGATTGCAAAAGCAGGAAGCTTTACAGTATTAGCTCTTATGCTTTTCTTCTTAATGAAAAATTATATAGATTCCCAAAACAAGCAACAAGAAGCATATAAAAATTTGGTAGAGAATGTACGGAATGAAAGTAAAGAAAGAGAAGAAAAATTAATGGTCCAGTTAGATAAATGTACAAATAGTTTACAGGATAATACGGAAAGCTTAAAAGAAATAAGCAAAAACATGAAAGTTATACCTAAAATTCAAGAGGAACTTAAAGCAATTCCTGTTATGCAAGAAGATATAAGTTATCTAAAAAACAGAATAACTAAAGATAAGGTGTTTAATTAAAGAAAGTTCAGTATAAATGCTCAATAACACAACAAAATAAAACCTGTCTTTTATAAGTAATTGCTACAGGAATTCGATATAAAAGACAGGTTTTTATCATTAAAGTTTTAATTTTAAACCTATACGTTTCCCGTCCCATACAACCTCTTTGACAACACTTCTTATTAATTCCTTTTTACGATCTATATCTAAGTTTTTTATATCTGCACTTAAATATTTTATGTTTCCAAATGCAAAATAAAAATCCTTTTCCCTTTGTTTATACAAAAACGTTTTATCTTCAAATTCGGAAATTTGTTTTTCTAGAGATTGTATTTCTAAATCCAAACTTTCTATTTTTTTAATTATATATTTACTTGCCACAGAATTTTCAGCATCTATTAATTTTATGGTCAATTTTTCTATATCGTCTTTATTCTGCTTTATTTTGATTTTCATTTTTTTTATATTTATTTCATTATCCGGTACGTTTGAATTTTTAGAATATTCTTTGTATATTTTGTTAAGCTTGTCCTCGTTTTGCGAAATATCTATAATTCTATTCAGTACAAACTCATCTGTCTTTCTACCATTTAAATTTTTTATAGAACAATCTATTCCGCGTGTATTTACTTTTTTGTAACATCTATAATAAAAAATATCTTTCTTTCCTTCTTTGTATTCGTATGATATTTTCATATTACTACCACAATTAGCACATTTTAATAAACCTCCTAACAACGCAGTGCCAGAGGTTCCTTGTCTCGGATATTTACTATAGTTAGCTTTAAGTAACCTTTGGACTTTAACCCATGCGGAACCTTGAATTATTCCTTCATGTTTCCCAATAGAAATTATCCAATTGCTAGTGGGTTTTAATATGCTTGTTTTGTTGCTAAAAGTTCTATCGTATGATGTTACTCCTTTTGACATGTTATTCTTAAACTCTTCTTCACTATTACATATAATCATTTTTGTTTCTACAGCATAATTATAAAAATCCAGATCTGCAATACAATAGACTGGATTTTTCAGGGTAAAAGAAAGAACATTATATGCAAAATTATTTCCGTTTTTTCTTCTTACGTTATGTTCAAGGCACCATTTTGAAGTAGCATATATAGAACCTTTTTCTATATATGTGTTATATATTTTTTTGATTATGTTCGCATCCGCGGGTTCTAATTTCAAATATGTATTTTTAGCACTTCCTACTCTTGTATATCCAAGTGGTACTTTTCCTCCTAACCACTTACCATTTTTCGCAAGTTCAATCATATTATCTCTAATACGTTCAGCGATAGTTTCTCTTTCCAATTGAGCAAAAACAGAGGCTATATATACCATAGCCTTTCCCATAGGTGTTGAAGTGTCAAATTGTTCTTTAATGCTTATAAAAGCTACATTATATTGTTCTAATAATTCCAGTGTGGTGGAAAAGTCAGCAACATTTCTGCTTATCCTATCTAATCTATAGCACATTAAAATATTAAATTTTTTATTTTTTATATCTTTAATTAATTTTTGAAAGTTAGGTCTGTTTGTATTTCCTCCCGAGAACCCTTCATCTTCGTATAAAAATGTGTTTGAATCTTTATAATTTTTTGATATGTATTCTTTACACATTTGTATTTGATTTTCTATAGATTCAGAACCTTCAATAAATTTTGATTTTCTACTATATATCGCTACATTCATTTTTCTACATCCTTATTATTTTCTTTTACATCTTCCCCAAATATAGTAGATGCTATTTTTTCCATTTTTATTTCGAGTTCTTTCATTTCTTTCATTTTTTCATCCATTTCTGTATAGGTCATTCCATTCGGGAATTTATAAGTATGTAAAATCATTTTCTCAAAAGCAGATACATCACCCGTATTTATCATATCTTTGTTCATTGTTTTTTTCTTTAAATATTCCTCTTGACCAAGGAGGTATTCAACAGTTGTGTCTAATGCTAAAGCAATGTTCATTGCGTTTTCTACACTCATGGTACTTCTGCTGTTTTCTACGGCATTTATTAGACTAGAACTAACTCCTGCTAATTCACCTAATCCTCTTGTACTTAATTTTTTGTTCTTCCTTTCTTGCGCTAATCTTTCAGCAAATATCTTATCATAGTTCATATATTATTATCTCCTTTTTATATTCATATGGTATATTGTACGCATTTATACAATGTAAACATTACATAGTTTAAATTTTTAAACTTCAAGCCTAAAAATAACTAAAATTGTCTAAAATTTTAGACAAAACGTACATTATTTAATACATTCTTTATTTTTCTTAGAAATACTCTGGATTTTAAATTTGATTGTTTGTACAAAATATTATACACTATATTTACGGACATTTCATAAATTGTACATTCTAATTTTTCCTGTCCAATATTTTGTACATAAAGGAGGTGAATATATTGTGAGTTTAGGTTTGGCTATAAAAATGGCCAGGATACAAAATAAATTAACTCAAAAAGATGTAGCACAAGAAATTAAAATAAGCAGCCAATATCTATCCGAGATAGAATGTGATAAAAGAATACCTAGTTACCTCATTGCAAAAAAGTTACAGGTATTCTTTCCAAATTCTACAATACTTAAAGAATATGAAATCCTTATTTAATTAATTTAAGTTTAACAATTTTTTAAAATTAGTCAATGGTTTTAAATGGAAAGGAGATAGCTATGGAAGGTGTGCTTATTTATCCAGACATTCCAAATGCAAAAGAAATTATTTCTGCAAACTTTACAGAAGCAATGTTTAATGTATTTGCAGATGATTTCGAAAATGGAGGAATATTAATGAAAAAATTAAATGGATTATTAGAAAAAGAAAAGGATGTTTTAAAGAAATTTAAGGATTATAACAACAAGAAGATAAAAGAGTGCCACAAAAGCAAAAATCAAGAATATTCCAAGGGTTATATAGATGCTCTTAAGGAACAAAACAGTATTTTAGATAAGCAATTAAAAATACTGAACGAGGTGAATTATGGAAACTAACTACAGTATGGAAGAAATAGTGTCTATTCTTAGGCACAATTTCTACCTATATTATAAAACATTTGGAGCTACAGATTATAGGACAGAATACGCATACAAAGAATGGAAGGAAACCTTAATAGGTTTATTAGAAGAAAAGAGGTTGGGCAGATGAATTTGTTAGGTACTGCAACACTTCATATTTACAGTTTAATTCTTGTCTCTAGTCTATTGGCTGTATGGATTAAGAAGTGTATTCAAACAAAAGGTAAAGATTTTAAGTGTGTTTTCTTAATTCCGATTTTTTTATATCTAATTAATTTATAGGAGGGTGAAACTGTGAGAGAAGGAAAAGTGGAAAAGCCTGTTTTTGACATAGATTATAAAGGCATGGTCTACGATATTGACACTTATGAGACAGTCTGTGAAGATATTACAACACTTACAGACGAACAGGCTTTAAATTTAAGGAGGGAAAACTGTGGAGATTACTAATAATACAGCGTTTGTTTTAGGATTTTTGAAAAGTCTTAAAAATTCTAATAACACCGATATTAAAATATGCTCTGGGGAATCAAAAGAAGATTTTGAAAGAGGATACAACAGGGCAGTTATAAGCAGGGCAGAAAAACAAAACAGGATCTTAGATAGTTTTATTAAAGAACTGGAGGGAATGGAATGTTAACAGAATATTTAATGCAAAGTGTTGCTCGTAAGCCAATTATGGTTTGTAGTATATGCGGTGAACTTATTTACGAAAATGATTCTTATTATGTGATTGAAGAACAGAATGTTTGTGAATGTTGTATAAACGCCTTTAGAAGAATAGCAGAGGGGGAATAAGTGTGGATAAATTATATGAAATTTCTGAAAGATATAAAAATTTAGAAGAGCTTTTAGACAATCCGGATCTAGAAAATATGAAAGAAGAGATTGAAAAATCTTTAGATGCAGTAAACGAAGAGTTTGATTTAAAAGCTGAAAATATTACAAAATTTATTAAATCTAAAGAAGTATATGTATTAGGATTAAAAGAAGAAATAGAAAGATTACAGGCTAGAAAGAAAACAGAAGAAAATCAAATTCTGAATTTAAAGTCCTATTTATTTGAGCATATGAGAGCTTTAAACAAACAAAAAATCAAAGGCAATCTATTTACCCTCTCACTTCAGAATAATCCTGCTAGCATAGCTATAAATAACGAGAATGTTATCCCTGGTAAATATAGGATACCTCAACCAGATAAGATTGATAAAAAAGCTATATTGAATGATTTGAAACAGAATATAAAAATAGATGGTGTTGAAATGAAACAAGGTCAAGGATTAAGAATTAGATAGAGGTGATGGGCTTGAAAGAAATAAGGCTTTTAAAAGCCAGTGAGATAGAAGTGCGTGTACAGTCTGTTAAAAAGACAACCAAGAGTGTCGGAGCTATATTACTACTCTATAAAAATGCTAGAGTAGATATGAATATCCTTGATGAAATATATGGTCCTACAGGATGGCAGAGGGAACATGAATTGATAAACGGTAACTTGTTCTGTACTATTTCTATATGGGATGATGAAAAAAAACAATGGATAAAAAAACAAGATGTAGGAGTGGAAAGTTATACAGAAAAAGAAAAGGGCCAAGCAAGTGACAGCTTCAAAAGGGCGGGGTTCAATGTTGGAATAGGCAGAGAACTTTATACAGCACCTTTTATATGGATTAATTTGAACGAAGGAGAGTATAACAAAACAACAGACACTAGAACTAAAAAAGATAAATATAATCTATCACCTATTATAAAATTCAATGTTAAGTCTATTGAGTATAACGAAGATAAGGAAATCAGCAAATTAGAAATTCAAGATAATCATAATAAAATTAGATATACACTTAGCAAAAACACAATACAAACTAATACTGCAACCAATACTACCAAACCTGCTGTAACAGGTTCCAAGACTTCTTTCACACTTAAATGTGAAAAGTGCGGAATGGAGATTTCAGAAAAGGTTGCAAATTACAGTAAAAGTAAAATTGGTAATGCATTGTGTATGAATTGCCAAAGTGCATATCAGAAAAATAAATAATTAAACAATTTTTATTATAAACCATGCAGGGCCATTCTAGCAAGTTTTCATGTTAGACATATAATTATATGTTTTTAAAGTAAAGTGTATCTTAAATAGTACCTGTGTGGTTATAGGAGGTATTTGGAAATGAAAGTAAAACCTTTTATTACGGAAGAGACTGGGAAAATCTTTGGAGATGTTATTGAAATTAATCCCGAAGAACTTTATATAAAACCAATTTACAACTATGAAAGTCAAAACATTTGTTATTATGCAGTGTGTTCTAATCTTAACAACGTAGAGGTAGAACTGTGTAAATATGGAGATACAGAAGAAATAAAGGGCATCCCTTGTGCTAGAGATATGATTGAAATATTATTCTTACACAAGTATGATACAGAGCCTTTTGCAATGCTTAACCAACAGGAAGTTATACAATGGCATAAGGGCATAAATAAACTTTGTAAGGCAATAAAAGAGAGCAAATAAAAACCTATAGAGTGTGATGTATAATATATTGCACTCTAAGAATTAAATTTTAGGGGGAATAAAAATGGCTTATAAATATAAAAATGTACATGAAATAGTTAGGAGCAGGGTGTTGGAAGTAGGGGAATTTATAGCTGCAACAGGAACAACAGTTAGGGAAGCGGGGCTAATATTTGGGGTTTGCAAGAGTACTATACATAGGGATTGTAGAGAAAGATTACCTGAAATAGATCCAGTGTTATATAAAGAGGTGGACAAAGCCTTAAATATCAACAAATTAGAAAGGAATATACGTGGTGGAAAAGCTACTAGAGAAAAGTTTTTGCGTTTAAAGTGTGTAAAATATAACACACAATAAAATTTTTGTGTATAAAATATTGCACAAATACAAATTTTGGTGTATAATATAATAAAGAGTTAGTGAGAGGGGGTGCTAAATTATGAACATAGAAACAAGGGTTGTTAATTGCCCAGTTCTTATGCCTGCTACATTTCATTCAAGAATGAAGAAAGCTGCAAAAATAGACAATAACAAAACTCTGAAAGAATTTATGATAGATGCAATAGAAGAAAAAATTTTAAGAATTGAAGAAAACAATAAGCAGGTGGTTTAATTGAAACTTACTTTGTTGGGTTTCCAGCAGCAAAAATTAATCGACAATAAGCTAGATATAAAAGATGCTGTAATACTTAGAAATATCCTAGACAGATATGCTTCTATGAAAATGGAAAGTATTATTGTAGACAATGAAAGATATATCTGGATAAACTGGAATTCTTTCATGGAAGATATACCTTTAGTTATTAATAATAGAAAAACTCTTGAAGCAAGAATAAAAAAATATTCAGACGAATCTTTTATTTTAAGAGAAATTAGGCATAGAAAAGACGGAAGGGGTGGAACTTTTGTATATGTCAAACCTACTGAAAAACTCGATAATATCACAGAATATGAAGCATCCCTTAAAAACGAGGGATACCACCCCTCAAAAAATAGGGATACCACCCCTCAAAAAATAGGGAACAAAGATCCTTCTATTAAAGATCCTTCTATTAAAGATAATATATATACTGAAGATTTTTTAGAGTGGTATGAATCTTATCCGAATAAGTTCAATAAAAGCCGTACTTTTAAAAATTGGCAGAATACTATTAAAAAAGAATCTAAAGAGAATATAGTAATAGCAACTAATCAGTATGTACAACATATTAAGAAAAATAACATCAAATTACAGTATATTATCAGGAGTACTAATTTTATAGGACAACATCAAGAGTATAAAGGATATTTAGAAATGGCAAAAGAAAACAATAAAAAAGAAACTAAAATGGAAGAATTCTTTGGATGCAGAACATGGGATCCAAGTGAATTAAATTTATAGTACAGGAGGTAAGGTATGTTAAGTAAAAAAGCTTTTGAAGATGGAATAGAAATACTTACTACAGAATATGAAGATTTTAAAATGAACGAAGCGAGAAAAGAATTATGGTATGTATATTTCAAAGATATACCAGATAAAGTATTTCTTTCAAAGGTGAATGTAGTTATAAAGAACTTAAATAGAACTCCTTTTATGGCAGACATATATAATGCTTATCCAGAAACAGGATATATTGAATAAACATGAATGAAATACAATTTGCCGATAGATATTTACAGCCGTATAAAAGTAGAGGAGATGAAATAAATCCCCGGTTATGCCCATATTGTCAGGGCGGTAGACATCATGATAAATATACTTTTTTCTTAAATACTAAAAAACACACGTTTATGTGTCATAGAGGAAGTTGTGGAGCTTCCGGGACTTTTAATGAGTTAGCTAAACTATACAATGAAAGGGCTGATTATATACTTGATATGTATAAGCAAAGATTTGATATGTTAGAAGAAAAGAAAGAATATAAAAAGCCTGTTATGAAATTGGTTAAGCTATCACAACAGGCCGAAGATTATTTACGGTTAAGAAAAATATCTTTAACCACCGCAACTTATTTTAACATAAAATCAGATACAAACGGAAATATTATTTTCCCATATTATAACGAAAATAACGAACATGTGTTAAATAAAATACGAGTGGCAAGAAAATTCGTAAAAGGTAAAGATAAAGCTAAAAGCAAAATTTGGCAAGAGGGTGGCGGCGCTCCCGTACTATTTAACATGAACAGGGTTGATACTGAAAAACCTATTTTGATCCAAGAGGGAGAATTTGATTGTTTATCTGTTTATGAAGCAGGATATACGAATGTAGTTTCAATTCCATTTGGTACCGACGATATGGAGTGGATAAACGAATGTTGGGAGTGGCTAGGGAAATGCAAAGAATTTATCCTATGGTTTGATAATGATATAGCAGGAAGAAAATCCATTGAAAAAGTAGCGAAAAAACTAGGCATAGATAGATGCAAAAGAGTAAAAGCAGAAGAAAAAGATGCAAACATAGTTTTGTATAAACATGGTTCTAAAAAAGTATTGGAATATATAGAAAATGCACAATTTTTTCCTATAGATAATCTGTTTAGAATGAGTGATATAAAGAAAAAAGACATTGATAGAATACTGTATGGAGATAGATTCCTGGATTATTTTTTAGGTGGTTGTCGTGGCGGGGAACTTGTTATATGGACTGGGAAAAGGGGTGGTGGCAAGAGTACCTTCTTAAACCAAACCTTGGTTGATACAATAGCTCAAAAAACGAAATGCTTTATATATAGCGGTGAATTGGATAATTCAAAGGTTAAGCAATGGCTTGATAGGCAAATAGCTGGAGAAAAATATATTGTGAAATTTAAAGATCAATTAACGGGAAGAGAAGAATATGGAGTACACCCAGAAGTTGAAGCATTGTTAAATGAATGGTACAAGGAATATCTTTACTGTTATGGCGAGGACGGAAGCGACGATATAGAAACTTTAATTGAAATTATGACATATGGATATAAAAGATATGATATAAGAAGATTTGTAATAGACAATCTAAAAACATTAAGAACAAGCAGAAAAGAAGACTACTATAGACAACAGGCTTTTATTGTAAACAGACTTAAAAGCTTTGCTAGAAAATATGATGTGCATATAGATTTAGTTGCTCATCCAAGAAAGACAACAAATGAAATTTTAGAGGATGAAGACGTAGGTGGTGCAACAGATATTATAGATTTAGCAGATGCCGTAGTTGCCATAGCTAGAATAACAGATAAAATGAGGGAAAAAGCCGAGAGCAAAGAAAAAGAAAATCTTGAAAACAATGATACGGTTATTATTATTCGGAAAAACAGAGAATATGGAGACGTTGATGTAAAAAGTTTCTATAAATATAGTGCAATAGATAAAAGAATGTTTGCAGAAAAGAATATAAAAAAATATAGTTGGGAGAAAAAAATTAAAGATAAAGAATTGATTTTTAAAGCCATAATAGAAGACCCTGAAAACGAAGAAGAATGTCCATTTTAAAGAGGTGAAGATATGGAATTAGAAGGTTTGAAAGAAAGATATAATAAGGTGTTAGAAAGAGAGAAAAAGGCCGAGAAATGGATGGAAACAGCTCCAATAGCTAAGATAGAAAAATGGATGCCAGACTATTTAGAAATAACTAGACAACTAAGTGGTATGATGCAAGAATTTAGGCAGATTACAGGGCGTTCAATGACACAGGAAGAGTGTCTGGAGGGTCTAAAATGACATTCGATAAGGTTATATCTAAACTAATTAATACTATAGTTGAAGGTATAGAAAGTACAGACGATAAAGAAATTTTAAAGAAGTATCAAAGGATTTTAGATTTCTTCAATCAGTTCATAGAAAAGAAATAAGGAGATAGGTTATATGGTGTTATTAGAGGAATAAAAAAAGTGATAACTTCTATAAGCTATCACCAACCAAGAATATTTGCCAAAACATTCACTTGAATAATACCATATAAACCTATAGAAAGTCAAGAATAGGGGGAATAAATATGGAATTAGAAGATTTTAAGTGTTGTAGAGAGTGTAGGGCTAAAGAAACTTGTCAGGCACCTTGTTATAAGTTTCTAAATGCTGCGGAAATGAAAGTTCTGGATAAGAGCGTGTTCAATCATTCTTTATTTGGAGATAACGGCGAAGAAGTAGCAAGGAAAGCGGAGATTAAATTCAGGGCAACCAAAGAGGAAGTTTTAAGAAAAGCCAAGCTAAATAAAGAACTAACTTTTAAAATAAGGCAATGGAGATGTGAAGAGGTAGACACTGGGAAAGTAACACAGATAACAGATGCTTTTATAGTCTTAAAATGTCTTAGATATATAAAAACTATAAATTTCAGAGATATTCTGACTAAAGATGTGGTGATTCTAAATGCCTAATTGTGATTTTTCAGACGTTAAAAAAGCAATAGAACTATATAACAAATATAAATCTATGAATAGAGCGGCATTGAGTTTTGGGTGTTCTGCAACTAAGTTTAAGAAAATATTAGTTGAAAATGGTGTAGAGATAAAGAAACATAAACCACCAAAACTAAATATGCACTTTAGGAATACAAGGATGGGAGGAAAGAAATGAATTTAGAATTTAAAGTTTATAAACTAGAATCTAAAACAAATTTTGGAAAGATATTAGAAAGACAAGGAATTAAAGAACTGATAATTGTAGGAGCCGAAAACAATGTATATAAAATGCATGATATAAAAGATGGCCCTCTTCTTATAAAAGGACTGTCAATATTAGATACTGCTTTTATTGTAAATAAAGAAGATTTGAAGCTTAAAGGCGATAAAGTATCTCATGAAACTTGTGAGCTGGATATACCCAAAGAATACTTAAGCATGGAGATTATAGAGGAAATTCAGAGGTTAAATAAATAAAGGGAGCGAATAGATGGAGAGAGAAATTAAATTTAGGGCATGGGATAAGTTAGAGAAAAGAATGGGTGAAGTAAATTATATTAAGTATAGCAAAGTATGGTATACGCATATTTCTGTCAGATTCAAACAAAAAGAAAAAACTGTTGATGAATGGTTTAATTACTGGAATGAAGATAGATGCAATAATATAATTTTGATGCAGTATACAGGCTTGAAGGATAAGAATGGTGTAGAGATTTATGAGGGCGATATTGTAAGGATAGATGAAACTGAAGATATAGATGTAGTTGACTGGACAGATGGGAAAGAATATGGCATAGGTTTTGGGTTATTTAGTTGTTTTAAATACGAAGTTATAGGCAATATTTATGCTAATCCGGAACTTTTAAAGGAAGGTGAAAAGATTGAGAGAAATTAAGTTTAGGGCATGGGATGGACATACAATGTTTCCTGTCAATGTATTAGCGATAGCACCGGTTGGATGGAGTTGTGATGAAGGAGAAGGAGTCAGTTTATTTTATCAACAACATATAAAAGTGATGCAATACACAGGCCTGAAAGATATAAATGGTAAAGAACTATACGAGGGTGACCTATGTAAAGAGGTTGATGAAGAAGGTAAAGAAACAGGATTCTTATTGCAAATTTTATGGTCAGAAAATTATCAATTCTGCGCAAATGTAATAAAAGGTGGAGTTCTATCAAGAGGGCTATCATTTCCTTTATGGCAATGGGATAAATGCAAGGGAAATGCATATAGGCAATTAGAGATTATAGGCAATATCTATGAGGATTCGGAGTTCTTAAATGTATATGTAACTGCTAAAGATGAAGATGTAAAGGAAGCTATAGAGAGATGTAATAAAAAGCATGAAAAAACTTTGAAAAGGTTGGAGGAAAATTAAACGAGAGAACCATTAGTAAAATTGAATAAAAAGGAAACAGAAGAGTTTGAGAATATCGCGAGTATGAATGAGGCACTTGATAGACAATTAGAATCACTGACTGCAACTAGAGCTAAAGTCATTAGGCAAAAAAGTAAATGGTGGGAAAAGCTTCAATCTCAATATAAAGAAGAGTTAGAGGGTATAGAGCATTTGATATGTAAAGACGGAGCTATATATGAATATGAGGAAGAAGAATAATGAGAGTAAGTAAGAATCAACTTAAATGGATTATATTATGTCATTGTGTTGTCAATATAAAAGCAGATGGAGAAATACTGAAATATAGGTACTTAAATAATCCAGATAAACCAGGGGAACACGTATGGTTTTGCAATGGAGAAAATACAGGAATGGTCGGAGGACTGGGATTGTTTAAACATCTTTCAGAAAAGTATAAGAATATAGAAGTGACATATAAAAGGCAATTTTAGGGGGTGAATATTTGAAAGCTATAACAATATTGCAGCCCTTTGCAACTCTTATAGCATTAGGAGAAAAGAAATTTGAGACTAGGAGTTGGAAAACAGATTATAGAGGACCACTACTGATACATGCGGGAAAAGGAAAAGCTTATATGTTCTTGTGTGATATAGAACCTTTTAAAAGTATTCTAAAAAAGCATGGATACGATAAAGACAACTTGCCTCTTGGAAAAATAATTGCAAAAGTAAATTTAAAGAATTGTAGCCAAATAACAACACCGGGAATATTAGACATAAAAGTTGTATTAAAAAACAAGTGCAAAACTGAAATTACAGGAAATGAATTAGAATTTGGTGATTATAGTTCGGGTAGATATGCTTGGAAACTTGAAGATGTTGAAATACTTAAGGAGCCAATACAAGTTAAAGGACAGCAGAGATTATGGAACTATGATTTTAAGGAGGATAAATAATTGAATTTAAAACAGATGTTAGAAGACCAAAAGAAATTAGATGCTGTAATATTTAAAAATGCAGGAATGGCTGAATATCCATTAAAAAGCATGAAACTTTCTCTTTTAGTTGAGATAGGAGAACTTTGTAATCAGTGGAAAGGCTTTAAGCACTGGAAGAAACACAAAGAAATTGATAAGGAAAAACTTTTAGACGAGTTTGCAGATTGTCTCCATTTCGGATTAAGTTTAGAAAATAAACTAAAACAACTAGAAGGAACTGACTTTAGAATAATATTGCCTCCGATAAATATTGTCAGAGATTTTATAAGCAATTGCAATGAAGGTGATGTGAATTTAATGAGAATATGTGCTTTTGAAAATGCATATAAACAATGTTCAACACTAGAAAATGTGGTTATCAATATTTTGACAGTAGGAGCTTATTTAGGAATCACGGAAGAAGAAATGGAAACGTCATATTATAAGAAGCACAGAGAGAACTATAAAAGGCAAGAAGAGGGTTATTAAACCCAAAAGGTATAAATGGTTACTAAAATATGGAACGCTCTAAATTTAATGTATTAGAGTTATAGAATACTAATATTATGGAGGAGTGAAGATGAGAAAGTTAACAATTATATTTAAGGATAATTCACAGGTTAAATATACGATAAGAGATTCTGTGGCATGGGAACCTTGTTTTGAAAGACATTCTAAAGGGAGTATGAAAAGTGCTGTATTACAGCAATATCCTAAGAAGAATAACAGGCCTATAGTTTTAATTTAGGAGGAATAAGATTGAATGAAGAAAAAATAAATAAAGATGCGGCTGAATTAGGGAATTGTATAAAACTAGGCAAGTTAAAAAAAGTTACATTGCCTTGGCATGAGTATTTAAAAGAGAAAAGACTGTTATTATTTAAACTTGGCGAAGGATACAACTTACTCTCTATAGTTGGAGAAAAAGGAATAAGAGGTTTGTGTAAGTGGTGCTATGAAAATAATAGAAAAGATTTTGATGATATGGGATATGAAAGCTTAGATGATTGGATAGAGGAATGTGAACTAGGAAATGATGGATTCGGGTTTGGTAAAGATGAAATAGAGGAATTGGGTGGTATGGAAGAAATAAAAAATACCATTACCACCTAAAATATGCGTGTAGGAGGTGTAAATTTTGAAAAGTGAACAACTTTCAATAATGAAGGTAATTCAATTTCCTAAGAATCGACAAGTAGAACACAAAATAAGGAACCAAAAACTTGATGTTGCAATAAGAATGTTGGAGTATTTAGTTGATATAGGAGCAGATTTTCATATTGTGGTGGATGTAGAACATGGCTCGGAATTGTTCACACCAAAACAGGAATGGCGACCTGACACTCAACATGTAATATTGAGTAGCAACAAAGAAAAAGTACTAAAGTTGAATGTAAATAATTTAAATTCATCATATTACTGCTTAGAAGGAAATGAACTTGATTAATTGAAGTAAGGAGAAATAATATGGAAAGATGTTTTATAGCAACAGAAGAAAGTAAATGGCTAAAAGATTATAATAGCTACTTAGAAAAAGCCAAGCAGCAGAGGAAATTTATAAACAAGTTCTTTGAGGAAAAGGGCATAGATGGAGAAAGTTACTTGATTGGTGGTAATGGATTTGTTAATCAACCTTTTGAAAAATGGGAAGAAAAAAACATTACACTTTCCATTGAACCTACGGAAAATAACTTGAAAAAGTTTGGAAAGATGCTAAATAAGGTTGGCAGACATGGACTATGTAAATTTAGAAAAAATTCCAGTGTAAATACAGAACTTGCCCAAAGGTGTGTAGATGAGAAGATAGTTATAAATCTATACGAATCAGATATTAGAGATTATTTTAAGGATCTACGCTGCAATAGTTGCGGTTATCAAGCATTCTTATATAAAGATACCTGGTATATAAAAATTGAAAGTGAGTTTTTAAAAGAAGATGATACACCGGAAGGGTTTCGGGAAATAAAACTTAGCGAGTATTACATGGTTAAGGAGAAGAGGGAAGAGGAAAAGAAAGGGAAAGATGATGAACAAAAATAAGTTAAGAAAAGACGATCCGGTATATTACAAAGTGATGCTTAATGATTTGTTTAAGCAAGCATTAAATGAAGGGTTAACGGTTCAAGCACAACATTTAAAGAATGGTGTAAAGATTTATTTTAAAGCTAGTAACGGGGATATATCTGGTGTGAATTTATTGGAGAATGGTAATTGTAAGTGTGAAGACGTATCAAGCAAACCTCGTTGTTATGGGGAAATGGATTGGATTTTAAAATATCCAGAAGATAAAACCCCTAATATTTCTATATGTGATTGTGAATTTGTGAATAGCTGCATGAGAATTACAAGAAATAAAGGTAAGGAGGAATAAGCTTGTGATAGACAAAGAATACGGTAAATATGTATTGGTTTGTGATGTATGCGGTGAGGAAGTAACTGGATTTGATACTTTTGATAGAGCATTGGATTATAAGGATAAAGAAGGATGGAAGAGTAGACGAGGTGAGCAATTGGATTTAAAAGATGGGTTTGTAGATATATGCCCTGCTTGTATAGAAAGGGGAAATTAACTTGTGGTTCTGGGTACAACTAATGTCAGAAAAGTATGACTATGATACAGTTAAAAATTGTTGGCTAGGTGAATTTGAAACTGAGGATAAGAACATAGAAGAAGGAGAGTTTTATATAAAGTTAAATACAGCAGAGGATATTACACAGGTATCTAATTTAGTTGGAGAAAATATTGAAGTTGGAACTTTCTGCGATGAACCTGTGATAATAATTTAGTTTAAATCTTCTAGGAGGTTAAAAATTATGAAAAAAGAATCTCCACAAAGGCAATTAAAAATATATTCAGATGAAATTTTAAAAGAAATAGAAATGTGGGAGTATCAATATAAAAATGGATGCAATGATCCTTTTTGGCCGGATGGATGTAATTTAAATTTACTACGAGCCCATGTAATTAGCTATAAAAAAGATATAAAAAATCTTTGTGATGAAATTGGAATGAGTGTCCCAAAAGAATATTTTTTACCTACTCCACCATATACAGATGCAAATTATTTTGCCAATCCTGAATCAGAACGAGCAAAAAGAATAAAAAAATATAATTTGTGCGCAAATACAGAAAAGGTAGATAAAGAATCCCTTGAAAACAAGCAAATAAGTATATTTGATTAATATGTTGCACGGGAGGTGTGAAAGATGAAAAAGTGGGAAGTTAAAGAAGCGTTAACCGATGTTGAAAACATGAATGATAATGAACTTTCCATAAATCATAAGTATATAAGAGAAGTAGTACAGGAAGCCTATTGTTTGATAAAAAATTTAGAAAGACAAGTAGGTGAACTGCAAAAAAATTATGTAATTTAAAATATAAAGACACTAATACAGTAGAATCCTGAAATGAATATAGTATTACTGTATTAGTGAAATAAGAAAGTGGGTGGATGGATGAATTATGAAGATTTTCTAAAGTCTAAGGAAATTAAATTTCAGTCTAGTGGATTTGAAGTAGATAGAGAAGATTTAAATGAAAATTTATTTAAATATCAAAAAGATATAATCCAATGGAGTTTAAGAAAAGGGAAATCGGCAGCGTTTACAGAGTGTGGCACTGGTAAAACTTTAATGCAATTAGAATGGGGAAATAAAGTACATGAGTACACCGGGAAAGATATATTAATTTTAGCACCTCTAGCAGTTTCAAAACAGACTAAAAATGAAGGTAGAAAATTCGGGATAGATGTAAATATAGCAGCAAGTCAAAGTGAAATCAAACCCGGGATAAATATAACCAACTATGAAAAATTGCATAAATTTGATATGAGCAAATTTGTTGGAATAGTCCTAGATGAAAGCTCAATCTTAAAATCTTTTTCAGGGAAAATACGAACTGAAATTATAGAAAATTGTAGAAATATTCAATATAAATTAGCGTGTACAGCAACTCCAGCCCCAAACGATTTTATGGAACTAGGCAATCATGCGGAGTTTTTAGGAGTTATGACAAGGCAGGAAATGTTATCTATGTTCTTTGTACATGATGGAGGAAATACGAGTCAGTGGAGATTAAAAGGTCATGCACAAAATAAATTTTGGGAATGGGTTAGTACGTGGGCTACAGTTATGAGAAATCCAGGGGATTTAGGATATGATGATGAAAAGTTTATTTTGCCTGAATTAAAGATACATGAAATAACTGTAAAAAATGAAGAGGAATTTGATACTCTGATTCCTATGGTAGCTCAAACATTACAAGAAAGAAGAGCATCAAGAAAAAGCAGCTTGAATAATAGAGTAGCTAGGGCGGCAGAGTTAGCAAATAACTCAAATGAAAGTTGGCTTGTATGGTGCAATTACAATGACGAGAGTAAAGCACTTAAAAAAGCTGTAAATGATGGTGTAGAAGTGACTGGAAGTGATACAGATGAACATAAGACAAATTCTATGTTAGATTTTGCAGCAGGAAATATAAAAGTCTTAATAAGTAAAAGTACAATCTGTGGATTCGGCATGAATTTTCAAAGCTGTCATAACATGATATTTTGCGGATTGAGTGATAGTTACGAACAATTTTATCAAGCTGTGAGAAGATGCTGGAGGTTCGGCCAAGATAAAGAAGTGAATGTATATATAATCACTGGAGCTAAAGAAATAGCTGTAATAAATAATATAAAACGTAAGCATAAAGAAGCTCAAACAATGCAAAATGAGATGATTAAATATACCAAAGATATTATGAAACAGAATATAAAATCAACTTATAAAGAAGTAACGGGATATAATCCAAAAGTTGAAATGATATTACCTGAATGGGTAGGGGGAATGGCAATTTGAAAGTTTTAAATCAAGCACAAGGGAAAGATTGGATTTTATATCAAGGGGATTGCATAGAAGTTTTGAAAGGAATACCAGAAAATTCAATACATTATTCAATTTTTAGTCCTCCTTTTGCGAGTTTATACACATACTCAAACAGCGAAAGAGATATGGGAAATTGTATGAGTGATAAAGAATTTTATAAAAATATGGAGTTTTTAGCACCTGAATTATATAGGGCTATAATGCCAGGAAGATTGGTTTCATTTCATTGCATGGATATTCCAGCCATGAAGGAAAGAGACGGATTCATAGGATTAAAAGATTTCCCAGGGGATTTACTTAGGATATTTGAAAGGGCAGGATTTATATATCATTCTAAAGTTATGATATGGAAAGACCCTTTAACCGAAGCCACAAGAACAAAGGCACTAGGATTGATGCATAAGCAAATTGTAAAAGATAGTGCAATGTGCCGCCAGGGATTACCAGACTATTTAATAACTATGAGAAAACCGGGTAATAATCAAGAACCAGTGGCACATCCAGAGGGATTTACAGATTATATTGGCACAGATGAAATTAATGCTCCTAAAATCGAAAGACCTAAACCGGATAAAAAAGCATATAAAAATCATGAATCATATGTTGGTGGACCAGTATTCTCACATCAAGTATGGAGAAAATACGCATCTTCTGTATGGATGGATATAAACCAAAGCAATACATTAAATAAAGAGCCTGCAAGGGATTCAGCAGATGAAAGGCATATTTGCCCCCTACAATTAGATGTAATAGAAAGAGCATTAGAATTATGGACTAACCCAGGAGATATAGTTTTATCGCCATTTGCAGGTATAGGCTCCGAAGGATATAT